TTATTTTCCTGTTGAACATATAGCAGCAACCACCCAATAAATTACTACAGAAAACTTAGTTAACTTTCCGCCTTTTTTATATCCGCATAGATATGCTAATATTCCACCTATCCCAACAAACATACATATCCAGTATGCATTAGTTGATAAAATATCTAATAACTTATTTCTAAACACAAAAGTGTTTTGTGGTGCATTGTATTGACCTCTTTCTATAAACTTTTGTATCCATTCCATATATACTCCTCCTTAAAAAATTCCTTTAATTAAATCTAACATCCATGGGAAAATATAAAGTGCTGCAAAGGCTAAAGCATATTTCATCATTATTTTAGCAATAGACTTTGTATCACCTTGCATTAAACTTTTAATTATATCTATTATGCATCCTACAATACATATCCAATAACCTATTTTTCTAACTATATCTAACATAGTATTTCCTGCCTTATCTATTTTCCCTAAATCTCCTGCTGCAGAGACCACATCCTGGATATAGAAAAGACTTCCTAAAATGAACACTGCTTGCTTTTTTAATCTATTATCTGCATTTATATGTTTTGCAACTAATTCCATATTAGAATTATATTTAAACTTTTGTTTCTTCTTAAAATCTTCTACTTTAGTGTTAGAATATATAACACAAATTTTCATAAATCCTCCTGAATAAAAATAATTATTTTGTAAATACTATAGATAAATAAATTCGAAAGAAGGTTTTAACATGTCTCCACTATTTTGGCTTGGTGCGGGTATGATAATTGCAACACATATAATTGAAAAATTTTAAATGTAAATTAAATATTAATATTTGTATAAATACACCTTAAACACACAACTTTCCTGATTTGTTTGCATAAGCTAGAAGTGTAGTGTAGCGTAACACAAGTAAGCGTAGCACACTTTTAGCGACATGGGATAAGTCTAGCCTTCTGCTAGGCTTTATTTTTATCTCTTTTTAAAGGCTTAAAGCTATATTTTTATAGCCATATAACTTCACTTCGTATTATTATTTTTTTAATTCCTCCTCATATAAAATTTTTATTGGTAATGTGCCTTTTAAAATATCTTTAACTACTGCAGCTGGATTGCTAAATTTTAATAATTTACCGTATAATTGTAATTCATCTAGATCACTTTTCTTAAATTCTAAGACAACTCTTAACCTATCTGCCATCATTTTCACCTCCTGGATACATTGTATTTATACATTTAAATCTTCTAGTACAATTAGGAAATATAACTGTATACAATGTTTAAACTGTATTCTTTGTTGTCTTTTAATATATCCTATGCACCCTTGGTGTAAAAGTTTCCTAATTCTGGGATTTAATTTAATAATTTATTTTTAATCCTATTTTTAGTATTTAAATATATAAAAAAGCACCTAATTTTCTAGGTACCAAATATCCTCTACCTTTCGATTAAGCGCTTTAGCTATAGTTAATAATGTTTCCGCATTACCTTGAACCTTATTTAATTCTATTGTGTTATAAGTGCTTTTTTTAATTCCAAGCATTTCTGCAAATGCTTTTTGATCCATCATATATTCTCGCATTCTTATTTCTCTTAATCTATTTTTAACCACATACACCACCCCATTCCAGTATATGTAATTATTCTATAAATAGGGTGTAAATCCTTTTTAAATACTTGTCCAAAAGACTTATAAGCATATATTCTTTTAAATTTGGGAATAATTAATAAAGGAAAGGAGTTGAATCTATGAACATAGGTAAAGAGATTTTATCGAAAAATAATCTTTTAATGTTAGTTCTATTTATAATGACGTTATTGGTCACAATAAATTTTAATTTCAGAGGATATGTATATATCTTTATATTTCCTTTAAAATTAAAATAAAACTTTATTTTTAGGAACGGTATATTTATCCTATATCGTTCTTTTTATTTTAATGATTAATATATTTTACTAATTATTTTATATTAAATTTTATTTCTTATTAAATTATTTTATATTGATATAATACCCGATTTGAGGATGTTATATACTTAATTCATGTAATGTCTAACATATAATTTTGTCAAATTGTTTTACATTGTATTTATATTTTAGCCTTAATAAATAATTTTATTCAAATTTTTTAACAAATTGCTTTATTAATAATAACTATATTTTTAAAATAGCTTGGCTAAATATAAGTATTAAAATTTATCAAAAAATAAAAAAAGAGAGTAGCCTTAATTAAGTAACTACTCTCTTTTGTATTTTATTTAGGATGGTAAGTAATATCTATACTATTAAGCTTCTATATAATTAACAATATTCCTTTAAATAATTAAAGTTATTACATATCAATATAGCAAATAATTATTATTCGAATATACTATACTGTATTTGATTAACTACAAGTACTTTTTCCACATATTCATTTATAAAAAAACCCTAGATATTATTCCAGGGTTTTAATATAGCATAGTTGCGAACTTAATCTATATTATTCTATATATATTGCATAATTCCTTCATATGATTAAAATCATCATACCTGGATATAATAAAAATAGACCAATACATAGCACCAATATATAAATCCATACAAAAGAACCCCTTTTTATTGGGGTTCTCTTATTTAAATAATCTTTTTTCTTTTATCTAGGCTCTTAGTATCTTACGACAACGGAGACAATCGACCCAACCTGTTCCATCGTCACGTGAATGTACATCCTCCACATGTCCTAAATAATCACAACATGAATGGCTTTGTCCTGGCATTACCCTGGCATCACATACATTACAAATAAATGCTGCATGGGCAGTAGACACATTTACCCCAATTATCAATGCTGTTAAAAGACCAATTGCAATTTTTTTCATTTAGTCATCCCCCTCTATATTATTTTATCTGTTAAATCATTTTAACTTAACAGACTCTTATTATATAATTTCTACATTTATATAGTTTTCCCTTTATAACTTTTACCAAAAATTTATACATTTTACATTGTTTTTCAATAAAATAATACAAAAGTGGTACTATTAAAACACAACACCAATATATAAAATTCCATACAAAAAGAACTCCATTTTATTATTGGAGTTCTTTTTTAAATACGGAGGTCTATAATTAACCCATTGGGAAGCATTACATTTAATATTCTACAAATGTTAAAAAATTCCTTTAAATAATAAAAAATAATAGCTATAGCATAAGCTACAACTACCATCTTTAATAATACATCTTTAATAATACATCTTATATCATTGTTTAATAGTATTAATTTATAAAGTATATAAAACAAGAAAATAATTTTTGACATTAAATAACCTCTAACATTTTTACCTTTATTCCATTAAATTTGAAACATTAAAAAGAAGATCCAAAACTAAACTTTAGATCTTTTTTTATTTATTAAACTAAATTCTATATTCTTATCCATCACATAATATGCAATAATAAGAAAAGGTAACCTAAAGTAGGCTACCTCTCCAATTTTAAATTACTCTATTCTAAGTCCTTTACCTTAGATTCTAGTATCTTAATCTCAAGTCCATTATCATTAATTGCATATATAGTTATATGATCATCCATATTCAACCCTTCTCCAGCATTAAAATCTAAGAAATTTATTTCTAAGCTTTTATCAGAGCCTGGTGCATAGCTAGATTGAGTTACATCAAAATTGTGTTCCCCTGTACATTTAATTCTATATTTAGGTATATGCTTACTTATTTCTGTCATGTCTTTAGTAAATTTAATTCCATTACCGTAGTCCGTATAGTCCTTGGAACCTTTTACTAGTTTATAATCTTTGTAAAACGACTTCACATAATCTTCGTCATTAAAGGGACGTTTAATATTTGATTTTTCTGTTATGGAAATATCATCCCACTGCATTACTTTTTCATTATCAGATTTTATATATATTCTATCAAATTTTTTATACTTGAAATTTTTCACTGGAATATCTACCCTTCGATATCCTTCATTATCTAAATCAACATTTTTTGAAACAAGTATATTATCTCCATTCATAAGCTGTATTATAGCCGTTGTATCTTCATCAAAAGCTTTCATATATAAACTTACATAGTATTCTTTGTTATCTTCTATTACACCGTCGTTTAATATACCTATTGCTGGAATTCCAAAGATTCCACCGTTATAATAATGTTTTCCAGTCACTGGTACACTATCACCAATGCCTGCACCATTCCAATAAAATTCTCCATCCTTAAATTTTCCCATTTCACTCGCAAGTACATTTTCAGCTGAAGCAAATGTTTTAGCTAATTTAATTGTGAAATTCATCTCAGGCTCTAACTTAACATCATATATGGTGTGTACATCTTTAAATTCACCTGTTTTATCATTTATTTGTTTTTCTATCATTTTAAAAGTATTTTCATCTGTATATGTCATTACGGCTGATTCAAATATTGGTTTATGGTTATAGTACAAAAGTCCTTCTTTTTCTGTTACTTCCCCTGAAAAGCCAAGTTTTATTGCTTCTCTTAATGTTAAACTTGGAGCTTGTCTTTGTATTGGATCGGTATTATCTTTTGCATAAACTCTACGTTCTTTTACTTCATCTCCAGAATCTACAATTATTGATGCTGTTTTGCTTTCTATTTGTGAAGTTGCTGTAGACCATCTATCTCCTATTGCACTCTGTCCAGATGCATCTATTTTACCATAAGAACCATCAGTTTGGGTTGTATCTATTCTTACAGTTTCTCCTTTTAAAATTGAATCTGTTTGTTCTGAATTCAATGTAATAGGTTTACTATTAAAATCATCCATAGTATTTAATACAAGTGGAGATAATTCTTTTTTAGGATAACTGTCCCCTGAAGGTACTTTTAATGCTGTAGTATTTGACTTAGCGGTAATTGTAGCAAAAGTTTGCCCATTAATTGAGAAATTTGTTGTAGGTTTTGCATCATAGATAGCTCCTGTTCCTACATTGTTATATCTTACATTAGCATTAAAATAAGATTTTTCTGCATTATTAAATGATGTGGTATCTTCACTACTATTTCCCCATTCTGAGCCATTAGTGTCTGAATGTGAATAATTTGCACTTACTCCAACAGAGAGACCTTGCTCTGCACTAAATCCAGCATGAACCTCTGCACCTTCTGTATTAGATTGTGTCCAACTCTTTGATGATTGTGACCCTACTTGATGTGACATATTTTCATTTAATGATAAATACATATTTTCCATACTAACATTTATATTTGGATATGCTGCAACTAGAGGATTAAATGTAGAGGGATCATTTGCTCTATCAATCTGTTCTGCTGCTTTTTCAAAGTCTGTATATGGATCACCAACTGTATGTGCATCATCTGGATTTGAAACATATTTTTTTAATTTTTCTGCTGCAAAGCTATCTTCCCACGGAACTGCCTTTCCATTCTTAACGGTATAACCATTTACTTCTAAATCATCTGGGATAGCATCTCCATCTGAATCTCTACTAACTCCTGAATTTTGTAAATTTCTTTCTTTAGATAAACTAGAATTTAAAGCACGTGACACTATATGAGTTTTTTCTTGATTATCATACTCAGGATTATTTAATTCAGATTGTTTTACTTTTATTTCTTTACCATTCTTATCAATCTTTTCTAGAGTCATATTAGTTAATATTTCATCACCAACTTTGATGCCATTTTTATTCTGATATTCAATTATTATTTCTACAGGCTGTCCTTTTTTAAGATGAACAGCTTCTTTTTTCTCACCTTTATTTGAAACGATTTTTTTATTCACTTCTATAATGGCATTTTTATCATCAGATATTTTAAATTTATAATCTCCAGTTGAATCACTTTTTAAATAACCAAACCACTTAATTGACTTATAATTACTATTGTTTTTAGTTAATAGTCCTTTATCCTTTGAAGTAACACTAAACATTAATTTACCATTTCTAGTAGGAGTAAAAAGTTTTAGATTTGTAAAATCAGAATCGCTAAAATAATAGCCAAATAACCCTGATCTATCTACTTTTTTATTTACTTCAGATATTACTTTTTTAGTTGGTTTTTCTTTTGCCTTTACACTATAATTATTTACACTAAACGTAGAACTTCCTATAACTGCACAAGCTACGAGTAACGCTATTTTTTTCTTCATAATTTCCCCCCCTTAAATTATTGTGGTAATAAACTAGCATCTACTATATATTTATCTCTTGTTCCTATTCTTGACTTACTTATTCTATTTATATGGTATTTACTTCCCTTATCTAATAATATTTCTTTCTCACGAGGGTTACCTGTTATACCACTAATATAGGCACCTTTGGATCCTTTGGGAACTTGTAGTCTTAATATTATATTTCTTGGAGCAAAACCATTTGTTCCTTCACTTGATAAACTAGTACTTAGGAAGCCCTTTTCTAATTTATCTTTATTTAGAAAATCTTTTTCAAATTGTTCTATATTGGGCATTTTATCTGCTTTATATCCAAATTCAGGGGCACCACACCATCTGTATACTGTTACATTTTCAGGAATTGGTTCTCTCCCTAATGCTTCACTTATTGTCTCTATTCTGTCTTTCATTATTTTTTCATCATGCAGATCCTGATCATCTGAAGGAAGTGTTCCATTTCTTAAGTATTCATTTATAGCCTTATAGTCCCACCTTGAAAAATAACCGTTTATTGCGTCTTTTTCTTTGGCTGATAAGTTCTCTAACCATTCTGCATAACTTTCTCTTCCCCATGTAGAACCCACTCCACTTAAGTCATTTTTAAAATCAAGGCTTCTTTCTAATGTTCCATTTACAGATAAATAATCTCGTCCTTTTAAAGTATTAATACTCATATCATCAATTTTTATTACATAGTCATTACTGATTAACATTTTATATTCTTCGCCATCTAAAAATACTCCAGCTTTTGTTGGATTTTCTCTACCTTTACTACCTGGTACTGTAACTTTTAATATAACTCTATTTTCATTTTCTGTAGGATTTATCCCTGGATCACTAATATTTGTTTCAAAAAAGCTATCAGGTTTAATATAATTTTTTTTATTCTCATCATATAAAAATTGTTCTTGGAATTTGTCCATCTCGTCATAATTAGCATCATTATCATTGAATAGTTCACTATTAAATCCAATACTCTTAGGATCTACATATTTATAAGTAACAACAGTATCTGATAATTTAGCTTTGTCAAAAGATTTTTCAATATCCTTTAATATTGCCTTCTCTTCTGGAAAGCGTCCATCCAAAGAATATATAATTCCATTATAATTTTCTTTTATAGAATTTTCATTGTTTAAATATCTTCCTATATTTTCTTTTTCTTCAATTGTAAGCTCCCATTCCTTTTCTTTTTCTTTCCCCCATTCTTTTGCCTTTTCTTTATCTTCCTTAAAGTCAACACTATCACCTTCATCTGGTGAGTTCATTATTGTTGAAATGTTGGGATGCTTAAAATTAGAATCCTTAGCTAAGACAGTTCTAGTGTATCCTATATTAGAAGACACTATTGAAGTCAGTAAAACTAGCGAAATTACTTTTTTCCTATTCATCATTTCTCCTCCCTTTAATAATTTGTTTTTGATTATTCTCCTTTCTTAATAACAATTGTCTTTACAGCAAGCAATTATACTACTTTTTAGATTATAAGTAAAATAATACTATATATAGGATTAACTGTTACATTTAAAGACTTATTTATACAAATTTTAATTTATTTCTATCTAATAACTGTTTTATAAATCATATTTTTAGACAATTTTATATAAAATTTCACATCTTTTGATAAGCAAAAAAATTTTTCTAATAAAAAATTATAATTGTAAGGATTATTTAAGGTTGCTGTTATTTAAAATTAAGGTTGCTTTCAAAATAAGGTAATAGGAAAGATATTTCATGAAAAAATTTATTTACCATCTATTGTAATAGATTTTTTATGTAATTTTTTTGTTTTTAGTTAAATTATAACTGCTATTATTTAAATTTTATTATAAAATTTTATTATAAATTTTTAATATGTATCTAAACTTCAATTTCTTATTTTGTAATTTAAATCATATAATATTTTTATCCATAAAAAATACTTCCTCTATAGGAACTGTTTATTATTCTATCTGTCTACTATAAAGGAAGTATATCAGTAAAAACTACCTATATAAATTATTTATAATTTAAAACGGCTTGCATTGTATCATATCTGTTATTTCCAGATACTAAAGTTTTTAAATAACTTGTATATTGCTCTTTTTTACCTCCTACACCTATAACATTTTCTACACAAGAATAATCAAAGGGTCTAGCTCCCCATATGGTTGGACAATTTAATTTATCTGCTAGGTATTCAGCCGCTCTTTGGTCACATATGTTATTATATACTACTAAATCTTTCACTTTCTTTTCCTCCTTTTTATTTATAAATATTTTATCTGTGAAATTATTTAAATCTACATTGCCACTAATGCCATTAACTCTACCAGTTTCGGTGTATTGGTGTCCGACAACTGAGAATCCTGTTTGCATAGGCTTCTCTACACCGTAGTGAGCTATCCATCCAGGATATTTTTTAACTCTACTATCTAAATTATCTCTACCAAAATAGCCTCCTGTATATATTAAACAGTTATATCCACTTAAAGATTTAAACTTCTCTAAAAATTCTATGCATCTATCTGAGATTAGCCTTTGACTTCTACCCATATTATTAGTTTCTATATCCAAACAAGGCAGTACATTAAATTGTTTACCTTTTATAGTGTTCCAAAAGTCTATGGCCTGTTGAATGGGACTTGTCTTTTCGCTCATAAAATGATAAAAGCCAATATCTATGTTTTGTGCTTTTGCACCGTTGTAATGAGTATTTAAATATGGGTCTACATAATTAACACCTTCTGTTGCTTTTATAATTACTACTTCTATACCATTACTTTTTACTGCTCCAAAGTTTATAGAACCATTATGCATTGATATATCTATACCCTTAGCCATCTTATAACCTCCTTAAAATTAAAAAGAACAGGCATTAATCCTGCTCTTTAATCTCTTTCTTATTACCTTCCTTAAGTTGTACTAGCATTTCTTTTAATTGCTCTGGTATTGGCACGCCTGCTCTAGTTGCATTTTCTAATATGCTTATACCTTCCATGGATGCATAGAAAAATATAACCATACTTCTAATCATACCTTGTGCTCCAGTAGCATTATCTACAGATACCCCAACTCCAACAATTATAAGTATTATTATTTTTTTAGCCAAGCCTTTAAACCCTGCACTAGAACTTAAACTCTTGTCTTTGCCTGCGCAAATTAATCCACTTATATAATCTAGGACCATAAGTAGTAATAATGTCTTTAATGCCATATCTAATCCTCCAAAGAAATAATTTGCACAAGCTCCTACTCCTGCTATAATTGTACTTAATATTTTATCCCATTTCATTTCTTAGCCTTCCTTCTAATAAAAATAGGCAAAATAAAAAGACCTATATGGTCCCTACTTTGCCTTTTAAAATATTTATTTGTATCGCTTTATTTATCTATTGTGTAACAACTTTTTCTGTAGTATCTTCTTTAGCAGTTGGGTTAACTTTAACCAGATTGCTATACTGTTCTATAGCAATCTGGTTAAAGGTATAGAATACATTTAGTTTATTATTCATATCTTCCTTTTCATAGTAATTATTATCAATTAAATTTTTTAATAAATCATATAATATCATATTATTTACCTTCCTTTTCAAACCAGAAGGGCGCTCATAATAAGCTGAAAATTTTTGATTAACAGGTATTATGGATTTAATATTACTTTCTTGCTCCACATTACTTCTTATACTTTCTGCTTGAACTCTTATTCCACAAGCTAAAGTACTTGTAACAATAACTGGAAGTGCCATTAAACATGCTATTATTCTCTTTGATTTCATAACATATTCACCCTTCTAAAATGCTTTACTTGTATAGTCTATATTATAGTTATTCTACGTAAAAATGTAATTTCCATTCCATATATGTGATATATATGAAACTTTTTTTGCATTTTAAATAAAATTATAATAAAAAGACTATCTGAAATCTTGCATTTCCTTATCACAATTTTTTCCTAAATCATAAAAGAAGTTCATATAATAATTATACAAACTTCTTTTATAAATTCCTAAACCTATTATTTAATTATAAAATTGGTACTATTCTTATTGATACACATTTTGAATTGCTACCGGCTCACTGTCAACGTAATAATGTACTTCTGCTCTTGTCCAATCATTATATGTTCCAAACCCAGCTCCATATCTTCCTCTTGTAGTTTTATCACTGCTAAGCATATCCACTTCTGTATTTCCATCATAAAATATTACTAGAGTTTTAAAATAATGAGTATCACCATCATATGAATTTATTTCAGTGTGAACTTGATTATAACCATCTTGATAAGTATTACATTTAAAATCTGACTTATTTATACGCCTACTTAAAGTAGTTAAACTCTGCGTATTATTTGGCATAGTAGATGCAGCTTTTACATTTGTAAAAGCTAAACCAGAAGATAAAATAACTCCACATAAAGTAGTAGTTAAAAACTTAATTTTTTTGTTCATGAAATCATTTCCTTTCCTTCAAAAATGTGCAATAAATATTACACTGTAAATGTTAACACTGTAGGAATTAAATGTAAAATTTTGAATTCAATCATATTTTGAATTTATTCATTCAAATCTACTGTTATATCCAAAAATACAGTTAAATTGATATTTTTTAAAAATATTGCATAAATTATCATGACTTTTTATATAGTTAATCAACTTCATAATTTTTTTGCTTTAAGTAAATTTATTTCTACTCAGTTTTAAACTTCTTTTGTATGTTCTAATATATAATCCTCTATAGCTTTTCTATAATCTTTATTAGTTACATCATCTAGGATGTATACCTTACCTGTCTTTGGATTTAAACCTTCATCTACTATTCTCTCCGCACATATTCTTACTATTACCATATTAACTTCCATTATAAAATACCTCCATCTAAATTATTGTCTGCTTGCAAAAGTAATTGGTTTTCTAATTCTTGCTTTTCTCTTTTTAATCTTTCTTCTTCCGTTTCTATGTGTGGAATATCTTCTGTTATTAATTCCTTAGTTTCTACATCTATACCTTTTACAATTTTGTTATTTAGCTCCCCAAACTCTGTAATTATATAGGGTAAACCATCTGGTAATGTGTGTGGAAGTACATCACCTTCTGCGTCACCCGTATTTAAAAATATTTTACCTGTATTGTCATAGATTATTAAGCTTCCTCTTTGCATATCTCTCCTCCTATTCTATAGCTAGCCAACTAATATCCCAAAAGTTGGTATTAAGGTGTTCGTACCTAAAACCATCAGGTTTAATGGAAAGTGGAAAGTTTGTGCTGTGATATGGATAAACTTCATCAGAGTGACAGTATCTATAACTTACTGATGAGTTTGAATAAGCAATATAGTAGCTAGTATGACAGCTAACATATAGAAAAATTATTGAAGGTTTGAAATCCAAGTCACTAACCTCTAAAATTATACCATTTATAAGATTCTTCTGGTCTTGCTTACCACTTGCAGATTTCCTACCTGTATTGATATTTAATACCTTATCTATTAAACTCTTTAAGCTTTCAGCATTACTGCTCACTTGTCCTTTGACATTTAGATTACTAACAAGAGCATTCTTAAGACTTTGTATCTTATCATTCTGTTGTTGGAAGGTATCAGTAGCCAATAATGGTTTTCCGACAACGTCAGATATTAATTTTTTACCATTATTGGCATTTGTAAAAAGTTCATTAATTGCGCCTGTTATATCTTTAGCATTAGTTAACCTTTTATTATCCGTCGTAATATCATCCAATTGTGAAGCTGTATCCTCTTTGAATTTATTAAGTTCTTCATTAGACGCTTTAGTGTTTATAAGATTAAGTAGATTACCTGCTACATCTCCACTTAATATATTTTTAACATCAGCAAACCACTTGTTAAAATCTATCTCTAAATTTTCCTTTATATTTTGTAATTCTTGCTCTGTTTTCCCTGTTATATTTTTATACCACTCCAAATATTGGTTAAAAATAGTGGTTGTGTCCACTTGGTCAATAGTTCCATGCACAATCCCACATAGCTCTTTGTTTAGTCGCAAGTCTGTTATATCAACTTGCGTTATACTTATGGATCCAGCATTAACTTTTATATCTGCTAAGCCTAATTCATACATATCAGCATCTCTGGCTAATTGCGGTGCTTTAGGTTCACTAGCAAACTCACCTTTTTTTATCTTTACTCTTATTTCTCTTTCAACAACATCATATCGCAATACTATTTTGTCTATTCTATGCAATACACCATCTGCAACATCTATAGGTAAAATTAAATTATCTGTGTTTTCATACTTATAGCCATTAATCCAACCCTTACCTGGCTTAACTATTACCTGCATTCTATCCGTTCCTATTACCTGTAAATTTGTAGATGGGTTAGGAAACACACCATTTCCAATAAAACTAGCAAAATACTCTGCATAATTTTCTGCCTTATATACCCTATCCCATGTATCACCTACTTTCATAGCATTAAAAAACCCTGACTTCTCCATTATCTCACTTCCTTTTTAGATATTTTTTTAATGTTGTCTATAATAGTTGGGATGTTATTCCCAAAAGTACATTCTAAATTAAAACCATTTGTCTCATATATTTCTTTTATCTCCGTAATTCTACTATTAAGAGTAATGCTCCATTTACGGTCCATAACCGTTACAATATCCCCCAAATCCCAATCTTGCATATAATTAAAGGAACCGGAAGGAATTACACTAGATTCAAATGTTTCTATTGCTTTATATTCTTCTAATTTTGGTTTTCCCATGCCTTTTAATTCTGTAATATCCTCTGCTTGATTACAGTCTATAAAAATTTCTCTTCTAGCTAGTCCATTAGATTCTCCAATTTGTTGTATCAATCGCTCTTCAGCTTCACCTTTACCTCCAGCATAGCCTACGTTCTTATAGTTCAATAAATCTTTTAAAAAGTGCTTATTTTTAACATTATCAAAATCCACACTAAAAATAACTGGTGGATTTGCTTCCTGGTCCGCAGTTAAATTCCTTCCTTCTATAACATCAAATACCCATTTGTTTTGTTCTATGTCTAATGTTATATCCCAACCCAATTGAGCATACTCAGATATTTCTGTAATTTTATCAGATAAATTTTCATACCTAGCTCTCCATTTATCCTCTTTTCCTCTTTGTTTATCTTCAGCAATAACTAAATTAGGAATAGCTCTATCTTTATCTACTGGATTTACAGCATTATTATTTACATATTGTTTTATAATAATTTCCTGTGATCCTTTTGCATTATCATATCCTTGTCCTATAGGTGGTATTATTAATCTTCTTTTAGTTACACCTTTTAAAGTAGATCCTTTAATAACTAACTGTTCTTTGCCATCTTCACTCATAGATTTATCTATCTGTTCAATTAACCCTACTTTATTAAAATAAACTCCTAAGAGGATTAAGTTATCTTCCTCGAGTTTATCAGTATTTTGTTTATCCAAATTTATGTGTAATTCAAATTCTCCAACTTTAAAAAAACGTCTAATGAAAATTAGACTCTCATAGTTATCAATTTCACCAAGTAAATTAAAATCTTTATCTATAATTCTTATTGGTATATTATCCATATCTATACTCCTATATATAAAGGTTTATAGTATAAAGCCATTTCTAAGTTATCTAATCCTTTTTCAGCATCATATCTGAATAAATTATCTCCTGGTGCCAATTGAATGAATGTAGAATTTAAATCTATATAATTAAATACATTTATTTTAGTTCCATTGCTTTTTATCATTTCTACTCTTTTATTACCAAAAGATGTATTTACAATTAATTTATCTCCAGCTTGCAATGTCCTTTTAACTTTAATATATTTTCTGGTATATACATCAAATAAAGAAGGATTAACTACAGTGGCTAATGCTCTAAATTCAATCCTCATTCCACATTCTACATCCCCTTTATTCTTAGCATTAACTATTAAATTACTTATTCTATGTCCCATAATGATACCTTCTGGTGGAATTATTAAAGGAAAATGAAAATCTCCTACCCAAAGAGCTATTTCTTCTTTTGTTTCTATCAAATCCATCCACAAAGGATTAGGGCAATAAAACTGTATTAGAAACTCCTGCATATCATCTATTGGTTCTCTAAACATTGGAGGAGTATCTACAATACAATCTACAACATGTTTACTCGCATTGTTAATGTATGTAAGTGTTCCATTTATCTTAGGATTAAATATACTACAAAGTTTTTGTCTTTTTGTATACATATCCTCTACACTATCTCCCACTATAGCTCCTTCTATTGGTAAAATCCTTTCTTCTAAAAGAGTACCATGATGAGTTTTACCATCTTGTCCAGATGATTTACTAGTTAATATTGTAGTTTTAGGGCCTCCTGTACCTTCGATTTTAGTTAGAATAAAAGGAGCAGAGTTACCTAATTCTATACTCTGCCCTTTTGAATTTGTAAATATTAATTTTTGCAATTTATCACCTACATTCAAATGCTATTCTTCTTAACATTGTTTCTGTTTGTCTTCTTTCCTCTGAAGGACTAAGTGCTTTAGGATTATTAAATGTAAAACTATTGTGATTTACTATACTTTTTCTATTATCTGTAGTGCTTGAAGTTACATTGTTACAATACTGTTGAATTGAATTTATTGCCGAAGATTGAGCAGCCATTGAATTTAAAGCTGAATTTCTAGCAACCTCAAAACTTTCCTGTATACTAGCTATCATGTCCTTAAGTTCCTCTATTTTAGGCTTAAAACCCTCTACAAGTTTTTCTCCAAGACTTTGTCCCGCTTGTTGATAAGCCTCCTCATAAGAATGTAACAATTGAATAATTTCCTTTTGATTGTTGTCCATTATAATTCTTTCGGCTTCAGCCTGGAGTGCTGCATCATTAGTTTTTTTAGCACAAAAACTTCTATAATCCTCAAGTTGTTTTTCTAAACTTTGTCTATTGCTTTCATATATAGAATTAATATTTTTTAATTCATTTTCTTTTTCTTCCTGTAGTTGCTCTTTTTGCTTTTCTAGTTGTTCTTTATGAATCCTTTTTTCTCTCTCTTTAAGAAGATTATTAAGTTCCTTCTGGATTTCAATTTTGTTAAATTCATTATGTTCATATTCTAATGCTGTCTCAAGCTGATTTATTTTTTTTAGTTCTTCTGCATTCTTATCAGCTTTATCTTCTTCTACAAGTTGTTTATCTATAGCTTCAATCTTAGCATCATAAAAGCTCTCTATTCTTTTTATAGATTCATCTTTCCATCTATCTAAATTTTTAAGCTCATTATTTATGTGATTTTCTTGTGCCTTTAGTTCATCTTCATATCGTTGCTTTAATGCTGACTTAATTCTATCAACCATATTATTAATACTATCAGATACTTTTTTATCTGCTTCTTTTTGAGCATCTATAATCTTTTGTTTTGCATCATCAACTGCGTTGCTCATGTTAATTAGTTCAGTTTTTGCTTCTTCTAATGATTTCTTAGCTTTTATAGTTTCCTCTGCTGTATACCCAAAAGTCTTCGCTAATTCTTTATATCTATTTTCAAGTTCTTTTATTTTTTCTCCTTGAAGAATAACTATAGCTTGATGATTTAATAAATTTTGATTTAAATCTTTAGTATCAATACCTAACCTTTTTATAGCCTCATTGAATTCATTCAATGTATTATTAAATGAAATCTCTTGTACTTTAAGAGATTTTTTCACCTCTTTTTCTCTCTTATCTAGTAATTTCATACCATCATCATAATACTCCTTAAGAGCCCTTTTTGAACGCTCTAAGCTATCAACTTGTGCTTTCTGATTCGCTTTAGTAGTATTCAAAACTTGTTTCTGATACTGTCTTAAAGCAGCTATCTGATTAGCGTAATTAGCCTTAGCATTTTTATCTTTAGTATTCTTTTGCAACTTTTGATAATAGGCTATCTGTGAATCTATTTTTGACTTTTCTGTTTGTAGCTCTATGGAGTTTTCATTCTTTAATATCCTAAGTCTGTCCTCTATGCTTTTAACTCTATTTTCATAATCTTCTTTAATGTATTCTTTACTCTTTTCAATTTCTTCTTTATTTAATTGATCTATGAACTCCAAATACTTCTGATATTCCTTTTTACTATTAGCTCCCCAATTTAGCTGTCTTGCTAATCTATCTTTCATTACACTCTCTGATACACCAGCTCTAGGATTAACAGATACACTTTCTTTAGCCTCAGACATGGCTTCCCTTGCAATATCCTCAGGCTTACTCTTACTTTCTAATAATGATGTTAATATCTTTTTAGATTCTCGATTATTAAATACTTTTTCTCCACCATTAAATAATCTATACTGCCTAGATGCTACTATTTCAAATCCGTCCTCAGCTACTTCATGTATTCCAGGACTTGCAAAGTCAGTTCCTGAAGCATACCCTTTTGAGCTTTTCACCTGTTTTTTAGACAATCTCTCTTTCATGGAGTTTGATTGTGTATTATTGAATATTTTAGTTCCTTTAGGTAAATCTACTAATTTAGGGCCTTTCCCTGGTAATTGTATTAATTCTGATCCATCCTCATCAACCCAAGTTAATCCACCTTCAAAGTAATCTGTTCCTGTCCATTTTCCTCCAACAGTTAAGGCGTTACCAAGAACACCCATATTTTGAACTACACTAGCAATAAAAGGATGGTTGCTTAACCAACCTTGTGCATTAGAATGCGCATCACGTACCCAATCGAAAAGAGTATAGTTTATTTCAGACTTTACTCTATAAGGATTGTCATATATGTTCTTATTATGTTCTTTATGTTTTTCTTCAATTCTTCTAAAAGGAACCCCATTTTTTAAATCTTTATCTATATCTTCTCGGGCTTTAATCGGATTTCCATATATTTGGTTAGTACTACTATCCCACACACCTGATATTCTTCCTGTTGCTTTATCTACCTCTACATAGCAATTATTCATTTCTCCTGTAACGCTATCTCTAATAGTGTAATATCCACTAGCTGTAATTTGTTGTAGCCCTTCCATCTTAGATAAATACGTATTTAATTCAAGTGTTTTTTGTTGTTCTTGTTTGTTTAATATAGTACCATTATGCAAATCTAAATAATCCATTAATTGTGGATATTTTTCGATTGCTGCATTTAAATAGCCTTGATATTTTTCATTTTCTACATTTATTTCTTTTTCTTTTGCACCTTCTAATTGTTTTATTTTATCCTCAATTAACTTTTGTGTTTCCTTATCAGCATCCTTAGAATACAATTTTAAATATTCTATTTGCTTATCATAATTTTCTTTTGTTTTCTTTATTTCTTCATCTCTAGCTTTTGCCTTTGATTCCATCAACTTAGATAATCCTTCCATATCTAAGTTTTTCATGCGAGCATTAAAATCCGCTTGAGCTGCTAAAAGTTCTTCTTTAGATTTAACAGTATTTTTCATTTCTATATTTCCAATTTGTTGGGTTAATTTTTTAATCTCTTTTAGTGTATTTTGCCTAACATCTCCAGTTTCTTTACTAGCTCTTTTTTCTAAATCTAATATTTTTTTCTTTGTATCTTGAATCTTTTTTATTTGATCATTTCCACTTTTATTAAGAGAATCTAATATTTTTTTCTCATTTGCATCTAATCCATCAGCCTTAAAGCTATCCTCTAAAACTTTTTTTATTTCAGGTTGCTTAGATTTTATTTTATTAATAGCACTGTTACATATATCATCCAGTTTAGTATTAAGGTTTCTTCCAGTTTCAGCATCTGCTAATTTATCTAGTTTAGCAGCTCCTTCTACTTCCATATTATAATTAGCTATTTTATTAGCTATGCCATCTAAAGCTTTTTGAGTTTCTGGACTTACCTTTTTACTCCACTCCCTATGTTTTACATTCATTTCTTCTAATTGTTTATTGGTGCGAATAACATGTCCATTTAATCCCGCCATTGCAGTTTCCATAGTTCCCATATCTTCAGCACTTTTTATACAACTGTCATTTAAATATTGTGTATTTTTATGTGCTAAATATATAGCTCCTCCAACTGCTATAATTCCTGCCGCTACTGGTAATGCTATACTACCAACTGCTCCAAGTCCTCCTGCAAATAAGCCAAGTCCTCCTGAACCTCCAGCAACTTTTGCAGCTGTACCTACACCTTCAACTGCGGTAGCTACGGTCGAAGCCTCTTTAAATATTCCGAAAAATACTCCTACTTTTTTTCCTGTTTTAAGTAGAGTACCTACACCTTTAACAGCACCACCTAATCCACTTATAAATGGTCCTAATGCCGCACTAGCAAGTCCTGTCTTAATTATGAATTCTTGTGTAGCAGGACTTAATTTATTTATCCAATCTGCAAATTGCGATATTAGATTTATACCTTTTTCTACAATTGGGAGTGCCTTTATGCCTAATTCCATAAGAGAATTTTTAGCTTTATTCATAGCCTTAACAAATTTAGTTTCTGTAGATTCTTCCATCTTATTATAAGCATCTTCTAAAGCAGTAGTATTAGTTTGCATTTCTTGCATAGATGCATTATATTTTGCTATCCCGTTTTCACTAGTTAACATTAAAATACTGTTTAGCCCTTCTACTGAACCAAACATAGTAGCCATAGCACTTACTGGTGAATCTGCTGCTTGTGCCATTCTCTCCAAATCTTTACTTGCATTTTTTTGTGCTTTGCTTAATTCCTTATATTCTTTAGTACCTTTCTTTCCCGCATTTTCTAGTTCTAACATTTTATGAGCATTATTGCTCATGCTTTGACTCAATTTATCAAATTCAGGACTCGCATTAGATAATCCTTTCTTTACATCTTGCAGAAATCCCATCCATCCCTTACTCTGTAAAGCTGAAACAGAAAAGTCTATACCTAATTGTTCTGCCGCCTCCCCGGCTTCTTTACTAGGCTTTATTATATTAGACATTGCAGCCTTTAAAGCAGTAACAGATTCGCTTGTAGCAAGACCTTGTGCTGTTGTACTAGCTAAACTAGAGAATAATTCATTTGTTGTTACTCCTAATTGTGCTGTTATTGGTGTAATTTTACCTACAGCACTTGCTAACTCTCCGAAAGTTGTTTTTCCAAGATTTTGTGTGATTAACATTTGATTTGAAATGTCCGTAGCTTTATCCGCTTCTAGACCGTAACTATTTAAGACCGTAGTTAACCCATCAACTGCGGTGGATGTTTCTGTGAAACCACCTTTTGCAGCTTTAACTGCAACATCTAAGAAATCAACTGCTTTAGCAGTATCTACTGACCCAGAAATAGCTTGATATAAAGATTCATTTAATTCTTTAGTACTCATTCCCGTTTTATTAGAAAGGTCAATTACTCCTCTTTTTAAATCTTCTATTGGAACTTTTGTAGTATCTGCAATTGTACTTACCTTAGCAGCACCAGTTTCAAAGTCAAACGCAAACTTAGTTGCTGCAGTACCGGCACCTATAATAGGAAGAGTAACATGAGTTGTAAGTTTATTACCTATACCTTGAAGTGTATCTCCTACTTTATCAAATGTTTCATATTTTTTATCTATCTTTTCAAATTCATTACCTAGTATTTTCAGCTTACCAGCAAAAGTAGTAGCTTCTTTTTCTGTCTTTTTTAGTTCAGAGCCAAGTTCTGCATGAGCTATTTTTAAATCTAGTATTTTGCCTTTATATTCTTCAACTTCTTTAGAATCTTTACCATATTCCTGTTCTACTTCTTTTAAAAGAGATTCATGTTTCTTTATTTCACTATCTAGTAAAGACATTTCTTTTTTTAGTTTATTCATCTTTTCAGAATTATCAAATATACCTTTGCCGCTTTTTTCTTGAGTTAAATCAAGCAGTTTATAAGATTTTTCTAAGTTACTTATTTGAGTGCTTGTTTTTTGATAACCTTCATCAAGATTTTTCAATTTATCAGCTACAGTAACTGTAATTTTACTAGCTTTCTCTAGTTCTTGTGACAATTCTGAGTGCTTTAATTTTAAATCTAATACATGAGATTTATAATTTTCATATTCTTTTGAGTTCTCGCCGCATTTTTTACCTATGTCTTCTAAAGTCTTTTCAGACTTTTTAATCTCATCATCTAGTAACTTCATACTAGATTTATAAGCTTCAATTTTTTTACTATTGTCTTCTAAGCTTTTACCACTGGCTTTATTAGCATTTTCCCAAAGCTTATAACTTTTCTCTATATTAGATACTGCAGTATAAACTGACTTATCCATTATAGAGCTAGATTCTTGAGCTTTAGTTTGTAGCTTATAAAAGCCCTGTATCGCTTTTGATACAGAGCTTTCAAACTTATCTAGTCTTAAATCAAGACTGGAATATATACTCCCTAATTCTACACCTATGTTATTCACCTCCTATTTTGAGGTATAAAAAAAGAACCGCATAAGCGATTCTTTTAATATATTATATTTTTATTTTATTAACTTTGCTGCTCTAAAATATGGCAATGCTTTCAAATTTGCTTTAGCCTCTTTGTTATTTGGATCTAATTTAATAGCTTCTTCTGAAAGACTAGCAGCTTTGTCCAAATCTTCTGTTTTATTTCCTTTACCATACATATACATACGTGCTAATTGATTTAAAGAAAGACTAGCTAATTGGTTTCCTCTTTCCTTACCAAAATATATTTTCCACTTACCATTATCATTTACAACATATCTCTTATATGTTAATTTTGATTCTTTATTTTCATAAAGATCTTCGCCTTTTCTAGTGATATTAAATTCTGCAATATTCTTAAATTCTATATCCTCTAAGCTACCTTTGAATTCTTTAACTTTTTCAACTCTTAGATCCTTTAATTTATATATTTCTTTTTCAGTATTTATCCACTTAATAAAATCTTGTTTTTTAAAATCTTTTTTACTTTCTTCACACAAAGTTTCATAAGCACCTTCTGCATCTCCATCTTTTATACTGTCGTAATAAGCATTTAAAGTTTCTTCTGGTCTTCCTTTTGGAGCACAACCCACTAATGCTATTAATGTAAAAGATAAAATAAGTACAAATAACAATGAAATTTTATTAAATATTTTCTTCATGCAATCCCCTCCAATATGTAAATATATATTAATTATATAACATATATTACAATATTGGAACGGTTGCCCTAATCATTACTCTAAAAGCATCTTTAATCCTGGATTATCTTTTCTATCTTTGTTTTTACTTTCAAATCGTGGTTTTTCTCCATTCTCTATTCTATATATAAACTCTGTAATAGCCTCATCAATGCAGTAAGCTGTATACTCATTTTCAATTCTTAATACCTCACTTGGTGTCTTATGATACATCTTCACCATTGTCATTAGACTTATTATCTTTTGACTTTTTACGAAATGGCTCCAAGGTTTGCACCCCGTGCACTGCAAAATTATATATTATTATTTTTTGTTCATCTGTCATTCCTATAGCTTCCTGAACTTCTTTAAATCTTGGCTCAATCATTGTTGTTTCACAAAATAGTTCAGCAAGTTCATTAACAGTTTTTAAACTATCTTCATCTTTTCCTCCTGGACCTTTGCCTTGGAATAAATCTATTACAGGTCCCATAAGTGGATTAGGTATCTTACCTTTAGCTGCTAAATCTAATAAATTAACTCTTTGTAATTTAACTGTAAATGTATCCTCTACATCCCATCCAGGTAATTCTACTTCTATATATTTTTTGGCCTTTAATTCCTCTATATTTGTTACTGCCATGCTAATTCCTCCTAAAATTTTAATCTAAAAAGAGAGCCTACTATAGCTCTCGATTTTAAGGTTCTTGATTGTCTATAACATTAGATTCTTTTTTACTCTCTTCTGTGTCTTGTGGTAATGAATCAACAAATTCTATAGACTTTATAGGTAATTTAGCTTTAGTATTTTCTCTACATTTAACTTCAAATTCTGGTGAAAAGAAATCTTTTTTGAATCCCATTTTAAATGCTTTTCCAGTACATTTATTAAACGTTACTTTAGCATAGTTCTTAATATCTTCGCCTTCATAATTTGCCACGAATATATCAGCTTTAAATGGTTTTATTTTAGAACCTTCACTAAGCATTGGTGTATCATATCCCACAATTTTAGTAGGGTCATCTTTATCATAACGAATTGTTCCACCTTCAATTAATGCTGCTACTGTTAATTCAAATGTTGTATTTTTCATTTTCAATTTATATCCATATAGCAAATCCGGAGTGCTAGCTGTAGCTAATATCTTTTGATCATCCCTTAGTTGTTTTTCCTGTCCTTGTGATATTTCAGGATCTGTTTCTATTTCACTATCACATTGAATATTAATTGGATTACCTCCATTCAATGGTAATCCCGTAAATTCATTTATTGGTGTCAAAATAACTTTCTTAACATTATATAAAATTTCTCCTGTTGTACTCATTAAATTACCTCCTTCGGTATTTTGTATTTTAATCTTCTAAAATAAGCTTTCTTTTCATTTTCTATAAGTTCTGCTGTAATATCACCTGTAAATTCTAGCTTTTCTTTAAGAGTTTCTTGTGATTTAATACACATTTCATCAAGTACAGTTATATCTCCTAAAGGAGCATATAAAAAAACATGAACAAACTGCCAACCACATTGACTGTTATTCATGCTTGATAATTGATTTTCAAATTTTAAAACTACGTAAGGTTTTATGCACTCTCCTTCATGTTCTCCAATTGCATAACAAGGATATATAGGATCTACTAAGTCAAATATTTCTTTCCTTGTCACATCATATCACCCCTGCCGAATCAACAATTTTCTTCCATCCATCAATAAACTTAGGAGCAAATTCTTGTATAGCTCTTTCAAGTATTGCATATTTACCTTCATTGCATAATTCAAGATAAACTCCATAATCTACTTGATGGCTTAATGCAACCATTAATGTATTGGTATTTGTCCATTTTACAGTGGCTGTTAAAAATAACCTTGCATGAGCTGTTCTGTCTGTCCATACTACATTTTCTTTAGCCCATTTTTCCATATTCATTGCTATATTTTGAGCATCTAGTGCAAGAGCTGCTTTAAGCTTTGGGGTAAATTCCTTTAACTTTTCCATAGCTTCATCTAATCCATGCATTTCTAGTTTACAACCATCAGCCATTTTTAATCACTTCCAAATCGCTATTATAGACATCCTTAATAATCATTCCTGGATAAGTTACTCTATATTTATAACCGTTAGCTTCAAAGTAATCTCCCTCTTTTATTTCTATACCTTCAGTTACTGTGAACAATGAAATACCTCTAGTTCTTTTAACAGTTCCAGATTCTTTTACATTATCTAAAATTAAGTTATGCTTAGTATCGTCAAGGAATATATCTAATTCAGCTACTTTATTGGGCATTTCTGTACTACCTCTCATACCGTTACTTGCCTTTATATTCCTCATAAGAATTATACTTGTTGGCCTTTTTGATATACTTCTCTTAGCTTGCAATTTTATCTTTTCTTCATTCATTGACCATCAACCCTTTTCATTGATGTTTTATAACCAATTCTATTCTTGTTACCTGATAAGCTTCTTTCATAATCAATTTTATATTGTTCTGCAAGTCCTAACCAATATTCTCTATTGCTTTCGGTTCTAAGAGGGCCAAGATTCGTTCCATCATCAGCAGTAGCTTTTAATAAACATCCTTTCCAACTAGATTTAAGTACATCATTTTCATTGTTTTCTAGTAATATTTGAAGTTCAGCACCCTCAAAATAAGGATATTGTCTTTCCTGCAAATTAAATTTTAACAATTCAATAGGTGTGGCCATACTTATTCACCATCATTTTCTTTTGGTATTTCTATTTTAGCATATTTTTTTAACTCCTCTAAGTCACATTCTTTAACTTCAAACTCTTCATCAGCTTTAATATGTTTACCTTCATATTTTATATATTGCTTTGCTTTAGCTTTAAAAGTTTTTTCTTTTACCTTTCCCTCTTCCATGGCATCTATATTTTCTTCTTTCGACTTTGCCATACTAAAAATCTCCTTTCTTATATAAAACTAAAGAGCAGCCATATTGACTACTCTAATTAATATACTGTTGCAAAGAATACTTCATCTGCTCTATCAAAACTTACAATAGGCATAACTGATACTTTTGTATCTACTGTAACTGGATCCTCTTTAACCATAGTTGTAACTGCAATTCCTGTGTCAACCATATAAGTATCCAGTTTAGATGAACCTGATTGTTTATCAAATTCTTCTGGAGTTGTACCATAAACGGTATTACCCAAAGTTGTTCCACTCATAAGTGTTATTTTGCCATCTGCATAGTATGGAACTGGATCAGCACCCTCATATGGAATATAAGTAGCATCTTCTAAAAATACAACTGTTAATTGAAGTACCTCCTTAACAAATTGAATATAATTTGCTTGACTTAATATTAGTGAAGTATTTAAATTACTATTTTTAATATGATTAGTAATAGCTTTATTAACTAAGAATGTACTATCAAAGGTATTTTCTGTTAGCAATAATGTTTTAGGCTTTGCATATTGGTCATTTGTAATAGCTTTCTGCCATGCTTTAATATCTCCTATAATATCAGCATCAGGATTTGCCCACTTATCTGTACCTGTTAGCACCTCTCTATGATTAGATGGTACTCCATAATCTACTACAATATCTCCATCATCCGAAGTGAAATTTAATAATCCATTTTGAATTACTGATGATCTCATTTTCTTTGAAATTATATTTGCTCCATCTATTAAATTAGAATAGTTCTCAAACACCTGTCCTAATAATGCATTTACAAAATTCTCATTATTTGCTCCTATTGCATTTTGTAGATCTCTTCTAGTTGTTTCATCTATCCCCATACCTTCTTTGAAGAATGGTATTTCAGTTGACTTTACATTTAAATCAGCACTTAATGCTCTCATTTTTGTATTTGCATCAAAAGTACTCATTTTTAGAGCTATTGGCTTCTTTTTAGCACCTTTAGCCATTTCTAACTTTGTACCACTAACTTTTTTATCAGGGAATAGAGCTTTATCTATTGTTTGTTCTACTGGTAGCTCTTTAATATAAAGAGCTATGTTTTTTGAATTAATATAATCTCTTAAATTAGGCATATATAAATCCTCCTTACTCTCCAAAAATTATTTGTTTTAATGCTGCCATTTCAACTTTTTTAATAGCTTCATCTGAATTAAACTTAACTGCATCTTCATATAAAGCACCATGGACAAATACTGGCACTACTTCTGTTGCATCATCTTTATCTTCTGTTGGTGACATTGAACCTTTGAAAGATATATCTTGATATACAACACCAAATACATCTGTTTCACTTGAAGTTGAAGTTACTTTTTTACCATCTTTAGTAATTAAAGTACCTGCTAAAAGCACCTCATTTTCATCTAAAAGTGGTTTTACATCACCTTTTCTTATTTTAATAGGCAATGAAATAAAATGATCTCCAGCTATTAATCTTAGCTTATTTTGTTTAGCTCCTATTGTATAACTTGACTGTCTCATTTGCCATCACTCCTTTATTTTTATTTAGCAAAGTCTGTTAAACTTTTTGCTTTCATATTTTCTGCTCTTTGCTTTCCTAATTCACTTGCAAAATTAGTTTTATTTGATTCTGGATCATTATTACCACCAGTATTAAATGCACCTGTTCCTTTAACTTCTTTTTCGAATAAGAAATCATGTGATTGTTTAAGCGGTTCTATTTGTTCTTTAAGACCTATAACTGTATCCCCATCAACTTTTAACTTTTCTCTATCTATAAGTGCCATAATTAACCTTTTATCCTTAATATTAAAAGCCCCTAAACCTTTTTCTAAGGCATTATTAAAAGCTATATCTGATAATTGTTTCTCATAAGTTTCTTTTTGTGTTTTATTATCTAATTCTAATTGCTCAACTTTTTCTTTTAGCCCATCAACATCTTTATATTGTTCTTTTACTTCCTTGAGTTGAGTATCTCTTTCCCCAACTTGCTTTTTATATTCCTTAGCCTGTTCATTTACCTGGTCAAATCTAGTTTTGGGAATAAATGAACCATTTGAAACATCTTCAAAGTCTTTATCTTTATATTCTTTTTGCTTTTCTTCTGGAAGTTTCTTGAATAACTCTTCTCCTATGATTTCTTTTAAATTTGCCATAACTTCAAATCCTCCTCAATCTCTAATTGCAGTTTTTAACGTGCTACTGAACCACGTTAGAGTTTTATAATTATTCTTTAACATCTATAATTCTAAAAAGACAAAAATAAAAAGCATCTTTTAAAATGCTTTCAAAATTTTTTTATTAACTGTTTTATTTTCTTATTCTTATAATCTTTAGCTATGAAATATATTTCATTAACTTTAGAAAAATATTTCATATCTTGTTTAGTTATCATTCCAGTTAAATTAATTTCTGTTAAATGCTTTGGTAAAATATTTATCAAGTTAAAATCTTTATATTCATAATATACTCCATGATCTATAGTTTCACCATTATTTTTAGGTTTACTATAAATGGCTTTATCATCTGATTTAAATTCTATTTGAAAATCCTTTAATGGTTTTACAACTTCAGAACTGTTATATACTTGCATTCTAACTTTATAACTACAATATTCAGCTTTAGATTGGTCATTTATAATACTAATTTCACCAATTTCATTTTCTCCATAATATTTAATTTCATAATCATAAAAGTAAAATTTTATTTTTCCTAAACTTTTAATTAAATTAGTTGCTATAAGAGTTGCAACTGATCCTAATACTGCCCCTAGTATCCCTTCAAATTTTGAAATAATAGTAATTAAGTAATCCATAATATCGCATCACCTCATTATCTTTATTTCAACTTTAATTTATAAATTCCTTTACAAAGATTTATTTTTAGGCATAATAAGAGCACCTACTGTTTTTATTTAGTAAGTGCTTTTAAATAGCTTCAATATAATTCATTTATTTTCCATTAATCCTATTCATCTCCTTTTTCAACTCATTTTGAATATTATCTATATCTTTATCATCTAAAACCTTATCCACATCATTAGTATCCTTAAATTTTCTTAAGCTTTTCATTTCAATCTTTCTTTTAAGCCTTCTACACTTAGTATTCATAACACACACTAAATGCTTTTTATTACAATGAGGGCATTCATAATATATTTCTGTATACATTGCTCCTAAATACTTTTCCTTAAGTCTATCCTGTGTCATATTAAATTCCCTTTTGCAGTTATCACATATTACTTTCATATATACCTCCTATATTTCTATACCATATTCTTGACCATAGTCCTCTAGCCATTTATCTAGTTTAGGATTGTTTCTCCCATTAACCCACTCTATCAATTCATTTCTAGCCTTTTCGACTGGTACATTTTCTTGAGTGGGATAACAAAGACAATTAGGATGTGCTACAGGATATTTATCTGCTGGATAAACTCCAGCGCCTAAATCATAATTGTTTTGTGTTGAATACTCATCACAGATATCTTTACCGTGTCTAGCTACTTGTCTTTCATAATGACTAGGACTTAAATTCCATTTTAATCCTATATTAAAAGGATTCATTTTTGAACCTTGTATATATGTTTCAGCATTAGCATGTGTTAAACAAGTTCTAGATAATCTTTGCGCTTGATATGAAATATTTTTACTCATCCCAGTTTCTAACGTTTTAGCTTCAATTCTTTTATATGGATTAATATATTTATCCAGTTCCTTAGCTAATTCTCTAACATTGGCACCTTTAGCTACATTAATTTTTATAAGAGTATCAATGTCTCTAGAGTTTTTATTTGTTATATTCCAAAGCCTTTGATCTAATGTTTTGCCATCTGAATAATAATTACCACTTATAAGCTGTTTAGTAATATTAGAGGGCAACTGAGTAAACATTTTATTAAAAGTACCCTTTATATCTTGCACAGAAACTATTGCATCTAAATAATTTAACTGTACAGAACTTGCTATCTGAGAACTTGCTTTTATACTCTCCTTAATAGATTTACTTAAATTAGTTCTTAATTCTAATACATATCTATTAATTGATTTATCTAATTCATTTAAATATCTAGCAGTTAAACCTCCTGCCTTAACCCTGGATAGCTTGTATGATATTTGCTTACTAACCTCTTCATAAATATCTAATAATTCTTTTTCCTGATCTTGTAGAAGTTTTAGAAATTGATTTCTACCTTTTAAAATTCTCTGCTGATATAAGTTCATCATTCATCACCAGCATTATCTATACTTTCATCTAGTTCACTATTTATGGCTTTTTGAAAAGAATCTGCCATTCTAGCCTCATTTAATCTTGCTACTTCATCTATTACCTCACTAAGAGCTTTTTCTATATCTTCTTCATTGCTAAACTCTTTCATGTAGTTTCTAATAGATCTAGCATTTTTTTCAACTTCATCAAGTGCAAGTTTTTTCTTATCTTCTTCATCAGAAGGTAATGGATAGTTATGCATAAATATAGTAGTATATTTTAAAGCTCTCCATTCTTCTTTGAAACATCCACAATAACAATGTTTTGAAACCTCTATAACATATTCTATTAAGTCTTTAAATACTGGTTCCCAATCATTCCATTTCTCTTCACACCTAGCAATTAAATCATTATAAAGATATATCATAGCCTTGGCACTAGGTATATTATTTAAATCACTTATCTTAGGCATATCTAGTGTTTCTTTCATATCACTATCAGCTCTATCAAGATATGCATTCACAGCCTCTGAATTGCCTATATTATATTCTTGTCTCTGAATAATAGTTTGCTTTCCTTCCGCTAACGCTTCATCTCTAGTTTTTATTGCATGTACTGCATTAGGAGCTATAGTTAATCTATTTACATCATCTTCATTACCATCAATTATACTTTCAGAACCAAACATCTGGAATCTTAAAGCATCCGCAAAATCACTATTTCTTTTATTATATTGATTTTGTGCATCTCTTAAGTCTGTAATGTCACTTTCACCAAAAGTATTATTAAGTTCTCCACCATTTCTTATAAGCCAACATGGAATAATAGAGAATCCTGTGTCTTGATCTATAGTTAATTCCTTTTGTAGTTCAATGTTTTTATACGTTTCTTTTCTATACCAGGCTTGAAGTGCCTTAGTATTTTCATCTGCATTGTAATAATAAGTATGCAAATAATAAATCTTATCCTTATCTTCTTCCTTATAAACATTCATTTCATCTTCTTCAAAGAAAATAGCTTTTAACAACTTTCCATTCTTTTCTTTATAAAAGAAATTTTCTATACTTTCATATTTGATTGTAACAGGATCTCCTGGATTAGCTTCTGCTCTAAGTAGTACCCTTTTCTTTATAGTAGCTTCTAAGAATGCTTTCCTAGTATTGTTCCAGAAATTATTGTTTTCAAATACATCTTCTATAAATTTTCTTAGTTCTTCACACTGCTCTTTATCCTTTAAATCATCTGCCTTAAATATCAATGTTGGCTTCTTACCAAACATCCATCTAGCTTGTTTCTTAAGAAGTGGCTTAACTTTATTTCTTATATCTTGTGTGGGGCTATAATCAACATTATCATCTACTGGCCAATTCTGACCATATAGTGCTGGATTTTGTTTTGCTTTTTCTAAGTCTATAGATTTTCCTTTGTAATAATAGTAATCAGTAAATACACGTTTTCTTTCAGCTATTTCATTATCCGGTAACTTTAATAATGTATCTCTTATAGTTTTCGCTTGTTTCTCCATTAGAATACTGTACCTCCTTTCCTTCCGTATGGATCAGTAGTTGTATTTCTTGCAACAACTCCTTTTCCTTTTTCATATACTGAATTATCATATTTTTTCTCTTTAATATCAGCAACTTCATATCCATCTAATGCATACCATATTGTACTACATTTTTGTTACCGTAAAGGCTCTTTATCCTCTACTTCTTACAGTTGTTATTCCCGTAAGCTCGGACTATCTATTAATTTATTATAATCAAGTTCATATATTCTGTAAGTTTTTCTAACTATCCAATTCTTTTTAATGGCGTCTGTTACATTTACTTTGCCTGCAAAGAATTCTCTAGCCTTTCTATTGTAAGGAAAATATAGTTTTTCACCTGTGTTTATATTTTCAACTACTACTGTTTGATATTTAGATTTTTTATTTATTTCGATTATTTTTTTAGTATCTAATTTATCACTTAAATAAAAATACTCTTTAACTCTATTGTTTAAAGCTCTGCTCTCTACATAGCCTAAAGTTTTTCTAGTAGCTTCTGATACTCCTATATATTCTCCTACGTAGTTTAATAAATAATCATAAACATAAACTTTCTCACATCTAATCTCATTTGATCTTTTATTTTTCGTGCCATAATTATTATTATATTTTTTAGTACACCATTCTAAATTAGATACTTTACAATTACTCTTATCCTCATCCTTGTGATTTACCTCTGCCAGGTTTAAAGGATTTGGTATAAAGGCTAATGCTACTAGTCTATGAATATATGATTTTTTCCACTTTCTTTGACCTTTTAGTTTTAAACTAACAACCCTGTATCCTTTGCCATTATCATTACTAGCTAATGGTTTATTTGTTTTAGTTGAAAATACAAAACCTTCTTCACTTACAAAATATATATCTAATACTTCTTCATATCCCTTTATGTTATTTACTTTTACCATATAATATCACCTCAATGATATTGTATCATACCAAATAACAGAATATAAGTACTATCTCATAATAAATTTCGAGGTCTCGTGGGTGAATTATATTCTGTAAAACAGTTTCATCACCTAGTCTCTGCCCCTCACATAGCTTTTAAACATATGTGTTTGGTTCGGATTAGCATTTCAGCCTTCCCGCTTAATACCTCGATTTATACACGCCTAGGCTGGTATGTCCAACGTGTGTGGATCTATGCTAAATTCATCTTCTATAATTTCTCCATCTTTATCAACTGCATAAGTTAAATCTTCTAGTTCATCTATAACATCTGGACAATCTTCTGAACAAATTATTTTTTTAAATCTCTTAACCTTTTTAGTATTTTGAAGTCTACTGCCTTGGAACTTCTTAGCTCCCCTCATATTAAATCCTTCTTGTTTATAATATTTAATGGTCTTAGGTTCTGCACTATCTGCTCTAATAAGTTCCTGTGTCTTTTTAAACTCTGCTATTTCTATCGCTGTTTTATCATCTGTCATTTGATTCTTGTAATACTGCCAGTAAATATATAAAATCTTCTCCTCATCATCTATCGCTAATCTAACTATAGCGTTATATGAAGTTTCAAATCCAAAGTCCATACCAACTCTATATATTGGTCTTTTAATTTTTTGAATTGATTGAAGTACTTCATAATGAGGTTTCTTTTCAAACTACGGTAATACTTTTCTACCATTAACCCCAAATCTACCTCTTCTAGCTATTCTATATAAATCAATATCATATGTTTTTAGTTCATCCAGCTGCTCTATATAAGTTTTAGGCAAAAATAAATTATCATCAGCTAAAGAGTGATGATAATAAGTATTATTTTTTATAATTATTCTATTTTTGTAGAGTTCCTTATCATCTAAGATAAAAATTTTCTTTTTAGTATCCATGAAAAAATGCTTATAACACCAATTATTCTTTGATACTGGGTTAGTAGATAAAATCATATGTAACTTTAAACTAGGATGTCTTAACCTTCCTAAAAGTTCCTTAAATCCTGCATACTTTACTTCTGAACATTCTTCTATCCATATTATAGATACATTGTTTATAGATTTTAATTTAGCTGGCTTATCCATACCTTTAAATATAATCTTACTACCGTTAGGGAATCTTATTTGCATAGGAGAAGTAATACATTTAATCCTATTATCAAGTTCCATCTCTGTAATAATCTCTTCAAACAAAGAAAAGCATGAATCTCTAATAGTATCATATACTTCTCTTACTACTAAAGCTGTCCTTTTCTCTTCTAATAGTTTAAGTATTAATTTTAAAGCTACATGATAACTTTTAGATGATCCATAGCCACCTACTAAAAAATAAAACTTACAAATCCAATCGAATATAAAGTCTTCAAAGTGTGGATTAACTTCTTTCTCTATAGGCATTAATCCTCACCCTTCCGCTTGATTAGTATTTCTATTGGCTTATCCTTGTTATCATCTTTATTTATATCAGCTTTAAGTTTTTGTATTCTAAGTTTTTGTTCTTCCGTAGCCATATCCCAATTAGTATTTAGCATTTCATCATATTGTTTTATTAAACTTCTTAGTTCTCCCATTGCTCTACTCTGTGCATTTAAAAAAGTAGCCTGTCTATCCCAAGCAAATTGGAATTCATATTCTCTTTCTTCTGATGAGCTTTTATCTCCCCATGAATCTTTTGTCTTTTTTAATTCCTTTATCATTTCTTCTTTTTCTGTTACATACATAATTCTTTGAGATCTTACTATTGCTGCATACTGTATCATTATTTGATCCCAAAGCATATCCAATGGAGTTTTTGTTTCTATCTCTTGAATAATATCTAAAGTTTCGTCCGGTAAGTACTTACTAAAAAAGCCATGTTTCTCCGCATTCTTATTCTTTGTCGGAGCTCCATGGCCTACTGCATTTTTATTATTTAAGGGTGCACCCTTTTTATTTTTGTGTGCACCCCTTTGTTTTTTCTCTTCTGACCAACCATATCTTTTTACCCAGGACTTAATTGTATTTAAACTAACTTTATATTTTTCAGCTAAATCTTTATATTTCATACCTTTAATGTAATCTTGTTTTGCCTGGTCTTTTTCATCTGGTCCTCTTATGTTTTCCATACCACCACCTCGTTGCTAGTTGCTTTGTTTGTTTTGTATATAAAAAAGAGCCCTTATGAGCTCTTCGTTAAATTAATATGTTTTGTTACAATTTAATTAATCAAAATCCCTATCAACTTCAATTATCTGTCCTGTGTTAGCATTTATTTTTACTTCATAAATTCCAGCAGTGGTTCTAATGCTAACTTCGTAAACTAATATACCATCTTCAACATCTAACTCAACTCTTACTACCTGTCCTGGAACCTGCTGTAGTGCAATTTGCACAGCTGCTTCACTACTAATGCGATAACTTCTCCAGTATCCATCCCATAAAGCATAATAATTAGGTATCATTATAAAATCATCTTCCTTTTTCAATATTTACATGATTATTATATTCAATTATTTAAAGATTAGTGACTTTTAGCAATGTATACTCTTAAGTTATCTCTTTCTTAACACTCTCATTCTACTTTCCCCATGTTCTTTGTTTTATGCTTCCACCTCTACCCCTGCAATAGCTATCATGTTTCATAAGATCCATAACATCAGAAAAGGAGATGTTTTCTTCTTTCTTACCTCTCCTACACTTTTTATTATTCTGTTTTCTATTTTTATTTAATTGTTTATGTGTGTTCGGCTGCTGTGTTTTTAATATCTTTTCTACCTTCAACCTCCTACCTCCCATATTTTATTTAATATGAATATAGTCTCCTAATCAATTTTAGGTATGTAAAAAGCACCTAAGGCTTATTCCTTAAGTGCTCTCTAATATTTAACTATTTATTTGTTCCTTCATACTCTCTTACTTCAAAAGATGCTATCTTATCATGTACTATATATTCTTTAACTGTTTTATAAGGATTAATCTTTTTATCAAATGAATATAATGATGGACCTTTGCCATTAGATCTTTCCTCAAACCAATTTATAAACTTTTCTACTTCTTGCATACTTACATCATATTCTTTTGTAGCTCCATTTACTAAAGATATGCTTAATATAGCATTATTTTTATTTTCTTCTACCTTTTTAGTAACATTAACTTTACAAGTAGCTGTTAAATCAGTACCTTCTACTTTAGCTGTTATTGTTACTTGTCCTTCTTTTATAGCTGTTACTTTTCCATTTTCATCTACCTTAGCTATCTTTTCATCACTTGATGACCATACTACTTTCTTATTAGTAGCATCTTCAGGTAATACTTTAGCATTTAGATTATCTGAACTACCTTCTATTAAATCCATAGATGTTTTATCTAATGATATAGACTCTACTTTAATAGTTTCTTCAGTAATTTCTTCATAAGATTTTAACTCCCCATTTTCATTTATATCAATGGCATCAATTATACTATATTTATTTGAATGTATTTGTATCTTTACATTATGTTCTTTATTTTGTAAAGTAGGACTTTCAAATAACAATAATGGAGTAGGATTATGTAGAGATGATTGAGAACTAAAATGATAAATCTTATTATCTATATTAATAGATATATTTTCATCACTTATATCAGTTTTTGCTCCAATAATTCTAATTTTTGTTCCAACAAAATTAAATTTACAAGTAGAACCTATTGAAGATGGATTTAATTGTGTCCATGTCTTATTATAATATCTACTGTCATTAGTTCTTTTATCAAATTTACCTTCATATATGATATTTTTATTAGAGTCATCATATCTTTTCCATCCTTTTTCAGGTTTTATAAGCTTATCTCCAAGTTTAGCGCTGTTCTGTGGAGTATTATTTAAATTATGTGTTCCTATAACAAAATCATTATTTTCCTCCGCATGAGCAACATAAGCATTATTTACACCACTAAATACAAAAACAAATAATACTAACATACTCATAATTAAACCTATTTTCTTTTTCATTGTGTTGTCCTCCTTATTCTTGATACCTATATTATATAATTACATCTTTCACCATATCAAGAATAAGATTCCTACAAATTCTCTTATATCTTACAAAATTATTAATTTTTTTTACAATAATTAAATTTAGATTAAATAATATCATGCTTTATATTAATCTACTTACTTTAATATAAAAAGACACCTAGAATTAACCAAGTGCCCTTTAGTACATACACAATATATTTATTTTTTATTTTAGCAGTTACCTTGTACGATAAGTCCCTGCTTTATATATTTTTGCTTAATATCATAATAACATAAGTAAATCGGACAATGGGGACAACTTTATTTTAAAAATCTTTCTGCAACTTTCCTAACACTTTCCGTAGTAGTTCCTCCGCCCACATTGGCTGCTACATCTTCCCATGTTAGTCCATTTATATATCTTAAACTTATAATCTGCCTTGTTAAACTATCTTCTATACCTTCTATAAATTCATTTGTTTCTTCCACCAAATCCATCAATTCACTTATTCTTCTACTTAATTTCTTTCTTAATCTAATTGTTTTCCTGTTATATTCTTCGTAGTCTACACCCTCTATAGTAAAACTTCTTTGCACATAAGGGAAATGAGAACTAGAGCCTCTTACTTTATCAATTGCCATTGTACATTCTAGATTATCTATTTGTTTCTTTATCGCTTCTATTTCTGTTTTTAGATATCTTAATTGCTTTAGTTGTTCCTTATCCATGCTTGTCCTCCTATTCATAGAACCTACTTTTGTTCCAAGTTTTACTCTTATTTAAAGTTTTAATTTCTTCTATATCAAAAGGTTTTATTCCAGCTGCTAAATTAATGATCCTATCCATACCTATATCTAATTCTCTTAATTGAGATTTTTGTTCTTCTGTTAAATTTAATCCAGCTAAGTCAAATTCATCTAAATCACTATTAGTCATACTGCTTTTACCCTCCTAATTTCCTTCCCTTTTAGGTTATATATAACACCATGATCCATATCTATCTTTGCTTTTATTCTTTTTCTGCCTCTCTTTAAAATGCATGGATAAGTTATTGTGTAGCTTTCCTCAAATAGTTTTAACTCCCCATTAAAGTACTTGTCCAATTTATCCATCCATGCTTCCATGATTAATCCTCCTTTGTATTATCGTTTTAATACTCTAGTACAGTTAAGGTGTAGAAATACATAGTTTAATCCCTACACCTATTTAATTTACTTATCTTTCTTTAAAATACTTGCTGCACTAAGTGGATCTAAGCCTATATCATCTTTCTTTTTAATCTTACATTCTTTACAGTACCCTATATTCTGCGCTATATAATTTGCTATTTCTAATATTTCTTCTTTTTTATAGTTGTATAAGGCTAATTTATAGCTTTTATTTTCATCTATCTCTTTGATCTTTTCTTCTAGTATCCTTAAATAATCTTGTCCCATCTCTACTATTGTTTCTAGTTGCTTATAGGATAATTTTAATTCTTTGTTGTAGCATTTTGATTTTTTTACTGATATATATTTTATTTTTGCTGTTTTATTAATCTTTTTAAGCACTATGAACCTCCTTTTACGATATTTTCTTATATTCATATTTGACATTTTCTTCTGATAGTTGGGCGTAAATTTGAGTAGTTGCTGGGCTCTCGTGACCCATTAAGTGCTGTATAACTGGCATTGGCATACCAGCATTTAGTTTATTAGTAGCAAAACTATGTCTGAATAAATGTGGATAAATAGATTTGTTTATACCTGCCCTCTTTGCTATCTTTTTAATCTCTCTTTGTATAGATCTTCCACCCAATCTTGTATGTGGTCTCTTAGATGTAACAAATAATGCTTGGTTATTATCTTTCCTAGCTAATAAATATTTTTTTAATAGAATTTTAGCTTTTGTACTAAAGTAAACCTTACGTTCTTTATTCCCTTTGCCAATTACATTTAAAGACATCTCATGCCAGTTTATATCATCTTTATTTACTCCAACTACTTCTGATAATCTACACCCAGTACTTATTAGGAACTCTATTAAAGCTTTTTCCCTATCCGTTTTAGAAGCCTGCCTTAAAAGTTCTACTTCCTCTTCTGTCATAGCATGACGTAACCTCTTAGGTTCCTTGGTTTGTTTTAATTTTTTAGCTGGATTCTTAGGGATATATTCCTCATCATGTAGCCAACCAAAGAAGCTTTTTAATATAGAAATTTGTCCATTTACACTAGTTGCTTTCATGTTCTTGCATCTAACCGCTAAGAACATTCTAAGATCCATTGTATTTATAGCTGCTAAAGGTTTTCTTAAATGGTCCGCAAATATTAAGAGATTGTATTCATAATTCTTTAATGTCTTCCTGCTAAGTCCATCTAACTTTTTAGATGCTAAATATATCTGTAATTTCTCCTCTATATCGCTACTTACAAGAGCCGTCTCCTCTGGCAATACACGGTATTTATATAGCACCTCTTCTATTATAGTTCTGGCCTTAAGCTGGTCTATATCTGGGAATTCTAAAGATAGTTTTCCAACCAATTTAATTACAACTTCTTCTTTACTACTTGAACTATACATATAAATACCTCCTTGTATATTGCCATTAAGGCCAGTTTAATTTTGATAGAATTATGATTTAATATTTAATCCTCCTAAATTGAAAATCTATTTACTATATTTAGTAATTCCTTCTCAGAAGCTTGGTATTCATGAATATACTGATAACCACTCCAGTTATCTACACCACAAGCTTCTAAGGCATCTAGCTTATCCTCAGCTTGTAATAATTCTAAAAATCTTTGTTCACTTATTTGTACCATTTAATATTCCTCCCTTAATAGGTATAGTAGCCTTATTATTTATATATATTATTCTCATTATCATTTTGTTGTACTTAATATCTTTGAAATGTTAAACACATGTCTTCAACTATGAATTGATGTGCCATTTCCAAATTTCCTTTATTTATCATTTTACTTATCTCCTTCCAATTCTATCAAAGTCATAATACTGTAATTCGCAAGATCCATTAATGTATCTTTTATAGATTCATCTACCAGAGCATCTTTAGTACATAAACTTTGTAACCTATTAACTTTATCTGTAATTCTAGTCACCGCACTTATTATTCCTAATTTCTTATAAGTTTCTCCGAAACTGTCCCCATAGTCATGATTCTTAACTTTATAAATTTTATTAAGTTCCTCGCATATTTCTTGATGTCTTTCATATTTCATTGAATTCGGTCTTTCTATTTCTTCTCTTGAATGTACTCTCTTACACATCCAAGGGAAAACCCACCTATAAGTGTTTTTTAGACGGTCAAATACATCAACCCTATTTGCAATGAACTGATGACCACAATATTTTTTCATTTCATCTAAGAAGCTAACACCGTTATATACTAATTTATGTGGATATTTTATAACACCTTCTAGCTTTTCTATTTCACTCCACTCTAGTATTTGATACTTACTTCCTATTTCAAACTCTTTTAACATTTTTGTTACCTCCTAACCATATATAAAAATCCACTCATATTTTCTATTACATAATATTTTTCATATCGCTTTGTAAGTCTTATACGCTCTTTGAATGTCTTATAAGGTAATACTATTACTTTAACCTTCCCATTCATTTGCATAATAGCCCTCCTAAATTTGACCTACTTTTCTACGCCTTGTCTTTTCCATACTTTTAATTTGTATATCTGTAATATTTGAATTTAACAATTTATCTTTGTATTTCTTTTCTCTTAATCTTAAATCTACATAATCCATAAATTTCTCTTTCTCAGTTTTCATATTTACCTCCTTTGTATTAATGAATTAATACTATAGTACAGTTTGAATATAAAAATAGTTGGATTAATATTTATAGTTACTTAATATTTTTGAATTGTGACATTAACTAATTCGCTTTGCTATCTCATAAATTACATTTACAGTACATGAATCTCCTGCACCTTTATACATTTGTGTATTACTTATCCCTGCTGCTATTACTTTGTCTGTTATTTCATCCGGTATTCCTTGCAATCTCCAACATTCTTTAGGTGTAAGCTTTCTTATTCTTCCTTCCATTAATGTTCCTTGGTTACATGAAGTGTCTAACGTATTAGCTATACCTTTCCCAACTCTTCCTCTTCTAGTTTTAGAATTAGGCACTGCAAGATTTATGCTATCTCCTTCATATGCTTCTGCATATCCTTTTTGGGTAGCTTCCTTGATATACACTCCATGAATATCTTGTTTCGTTAATGTAAACATAGATTCTCAATCATCTTTAAATCTTCTTCCATTCTGCCTTTTATTTATTCTATCTGGTGTCAAGCAGGGTCTTATTAATATCTTTTGGCCTTCTCCTTTATTTGTAGTTATAGTAGGACTTATCCCTTTGCTATCATGAACATTTCCATTCATCCCTTTTCCGCTCGGATTAGTATTGCCTATTTTCTTAATAGTTCCATCATTTTCTCCTGTGATAGGAAATATTTTTCGTCTACTGTATCTTCTAAAATGTCCAATAGTGAACACTCTTTCTCTGTTTTGTGGTACTCCGAAATTTTTTGAGTTAAGCACCTGCCACTCACAATCGTACCCCAATTTTTCCATTTCAAAGAGTATTTCGAAGAAGTCAAATCCTTTATTTGATGAAAGCATTCCTTTAACATTTTCATATAACAACCATTCGGGTCTATGTTCTTCTTCAAGTTCCCACAACAATCTAAATACTTCTCTAACCATTGAACTTCTATCTCCTTCAAGGCCAGCCCTTTTTCCTGCAATTGAGAAGTCTTGACATGGTGCTCCGAAACACCAACAATCTGATTTAGGAAGTTCATTTGCTTTACATTTTGTAATATCTCCACCTTCAGGCTCACCCCCAAAAATAATTGAATAAATTTTTCTTTTCCATTTATCCCATTCAATACTATAAACACATTCATGGCCACCCATTTCAAACCCCATTCTTACTGTGCCTATGCCACAAAACATATCAATAAATTTCACTTTATCACCTACCTTCATGACGTAATAATTTCACATTACGTATTCTTAAGCTCTGTTCTTAGCCATGTTAGTAATGATCTAAGAGTTTCAATCTCTAACCTTAAATTATCCATAGCACTTATTGCTGTGTAATATGAACTCTCTGCTATATCCCTTTGTAACCTTAATTCTGCAACCTTATCATTACCTTTAGATAAGTCATTTATCATATTGCTTGGATACTTGTCTATATTTCTTAACTTAAGCATTTCTTTTCTTAATGCTACTTTGTAGTCATGCTCTGCTCTTGCTTTCTTTACTCCTAGAGTTTTTAATTCTGTATTACCTCTAGTTAATGCTTGCTGACATACTCCTATCTTTTGCATTATTTCTATTGGTGTCATATCTACACTTCCTTTAGTATCTTTAAATCTATTCCAGGATATCTAAGTTTAAACTGCTTATAGGTTCTTTTCCATTGTTCCGATTCATAGCCTTTTGTATCTTCTACTGTATAGGTCCCATCTTTATTTAATATTAAAAAGTCTGCACTGTAGGTTATTGCTCTATTTTCTTCATTGCCTTCTTGTAAAATAAATTCTGGTTGTAATACAAATCCTACTATTTCCTTAGCGTAAAATAACAGCTTTAATTGGCAGTACCTTTTAGCTTCTAATTGACTTCTAAAAAATACACCATCTATCCACGTACCTTTATTTTTATATTTCTGTTTTTTCTTCCCCTTAGGTTTTTCTACTTTCTGCCCCCTATTTTTGAGGTAATCCTGATACTGTTCCTCTGTCCACCTCAAATTTGTCCTCTCCTTTTTAAACCTTTATAATTTTTCTTATAGGTTCTATCCAGGTTCTCCATTGCGTGTAACATATAATCCTGTTCTTTTCTTCTTTCCTTATTTCTCTTTCTTTGCTGAAGTAATATATAAGTTTTATTTGCTTTATCTCTATTTGACATACAAATGGCCTCCCATAAGTCTTTGTATTATATCTATCTTTTCATAACCTTCTTTATAAAGCTTTAATTTCTTAGTTATTTTCCTGGCTTCACTTGTAGTTGTTTCTAGTCTTTCTTTTATTTCTTTTTCTGTAAAATAATCTTTATCAAATAGTCCAAATAACTTTTTTGTAATTCTAGCTTGTATTCTAAATTTTTCTTTTTATTCATATGTGGTCCATTATCACCTCTATGGCAATCTGGACATATATATTTAAAATTAATATTTATATTGGCCATATATGAAGCCTGACTTCTAAAAATTATATGATGTAGTTCTACTACGTTTTTTCCACATTCCTCACAATATTTCATTGATTAAACCTTCTTTCAGATTTATTTAGTATGCCAAGGGTATAAAGTTTGTCTTATACCCTTAGCTTTTTTAACCTAGGATATTATGTTAATGTTTTCTATTTCTTTTAATTCTTCTTGTAGGTATGCTTTTATACTTTGCATTGCTTGATTTCTCCAAGCTCCACCATCAGCTTGAAAAATAGCTGCTTTAGGTCCTTGTTGCATTCTAAATATAAATTTACTTAAAGGTTGTTCAATTTCTGGAAATGTTCTATATGGTGCTAATGTTACTGGATTAGGCACTAATGCTTGTCCTACACTTGCTACACCAGTTTTAATTGTTACTGCTTGAGATACTCCATCATCACCTGTGCTTTTTACTGCTTCATCTTTTATTAAACCTGTATATTTTAATAGAACCTCTTTATCTCCTACATCTACAAAACTAGATTGAAGCATGATGTTGAATTCTTCTGTTCCTATAAATCTGTCATAATAAATATTATTTGGTAAGATAGCTACTGCTTTTATATACATTTCTCTTTCTCTATCCTCATTTAAGGGACTATATAGTCTTACATCATCATGTGATTTTACTTGTATTAATAATTCACTTTGTAATCTATCTGTATTTGTTTTTATATAATCTACTAATCCTGTAAGTGTTGATACTGTTAATGTATCTGCTAATGGACCTGTAACTCTATCTAATCCTTTTGTTGAAAAAGTTCCTTGATCTAGCTGAATAATTGGGTCCCTTTTCTCTCCTAAATTTACTAAGTATTCTAAAGCTTCTCTGTTTATCATTTTTCATTCCTCCAATTTTATTTTTATTATTTTACTAATTTGATTCCTTTAAGATCTACTTCTTTTTCTTCTGCAGTAGTTAGCACTTCGCCAGTTTTTTCGTCAACTCTCATAGTGCTTTGTCCTGGTATTTGCTTCTTATATTCACTGGTAAGTATTCCACCTTTGCCATCTGTACCAATTACAATCTTAGCTGCAAGTGGTTTTGTTGGAGCTAATTTAGGCTTAGCCACTATAGATACTTCTGTTAATTCTCTATCTTCACCACTTACAAATGTCATATCTACAGTTAACTTTCTTTTTGTTTTATACTCTGTATTTGGATCTGCAATGTTTTCTAACACCTCCTTTAAAGCCATATTGATTTTTTCTGCCAATGCTCCATCAGCAAAGGTTTCTAGATTAATCATCTTTTCCATAATATTGTTCTCCCTTCTGTATTAGTGTTTTATTATACTCATACACTACAGATATAGAAATGCCTAGAGTAGGCCTATACCTACAGTATTTAGTTAACTAATCCTCTTCTTTTCTTTCCAATTTTTTAATATATCTATGGGTTCATTATCCTTCTTAGGATATTGTTGAAGGATTGCGGTTGCCATTCTACTTCCTAAATGTCTCTTAAAATATTTCATATGATCTACAAAATCCTTCATAGTATAAGTTACTTTACTACCATCTTTGCAAGTTATTATTAATTTTTTCAATTACATCCCTCCATTCCACTTTCTAATCTAAAATGCTTTACCATGCTTATATGGTCTATTTTTGTTCTTTTCCATCCTCATTTATTATTATTTTGAATCCACATTTACAAGTTCTTGTATAAGTATCATCTTCTATTATTATCCCACCCTCACCATTACCAATTTCATTATTTCCACATTTAGGGCACTTCTCATATTTTTTCATTATGGGTAACACTGCTCTTACATTCATAATTAACACCCTCTTTTCAATATTTATTTAGTTAATAACCTTCTTGCTGCCTTTTAATGTTTGTCTCATATTTTTTCAAATAAGACTGATCCATTTCTTCTAATGTTATTCCCAAACTCAATCCCAATCCTATTATTGATAACAATATTGAGTACCCTTGTAGTACAAATTTATATACTAATAAAAATGCTTCATTAATTTCTTTATTGTCTCTTTTTATACTATGCATAGATTTCGTATTATCTAATATATCATCTGATGTCTGATTTAATTGATTTTCTAAGCTAAGAGCAAAGTGTAAACAATCTGAAAATTCCTCTAGGACCTTTTCTCTATTTATTTCTTTATGTTGTTTCCAATGCTTAAAACTCTGTACTTCATTTGCTAACTCTCCAAGTTCAACTAATAAAGCTAATTTCATGCTTTCATATGGATACTTTTTTATTCCGGCTCTTTCTAAAATTATTCCATCAAGTTCTTTCTGTTTCTTTAAAAGTTCTCTTAGATTCACTATTTCCCCAACTCCTTTAAGCAGCTCTTACAAATATTCTTACCTTTATAATTTATAACTTCTTTAGCTTCTCCGCAGAATATGCAGCATGGCTCATACTTCTTTAAGATTATTTGCTCACCCTCTGTATAAATTTCTAATCCATCACCTTCCTCTATGTTGAAAATTCTTCTTAATTCTTTAGGTATAACTATCCTTCCTAAATCATCTACTTTTCTTACAATTCCAGTTGATTTCATTTTATATTTCCTCCTTTAATAAACTTGTGAATTCATCTATTTTGCTTTCTAGCTCGTTTAATTTACCTATAATAATCTTTAAGTCATGATTATCTAAAAGAACCTTTTTCCTAAGCAATTTCAAAGCAGAATTAAGTGTTGAACAATAAGCTTCATCTTCCCAGTATTCTTTACCTATGTTTTCTTCTTTTGTCAAAGGCCCTGGCTGAACAATTTTCTTTTTCTGCACTATGAATTGTCTACTATCAGTTTTAACCATGTAATCTTTAAATTGCAGTATCATTCCTGTTCCTCCTTACTCCTAGTTAGTTCATGTATAACTATTTCTCTATTTAAAATTCTTAGCGCTTTGCCTAAATCCCCATGTTCGTTATATAGATTTATTGCTTCATCTGCCCATAAATTAGTTCTTAAGCTCAATTTTTCTACTTCCTCTTGGTACTTGTCCAACAATTCTAAACTCTCTAGTAATAAATCCTTATAGTCCATGCTTTTCTTTACACATTCCTTTAGAAGAAACTTTAAAATTGCATTCTCTTCTTTAATTGTTTCAATTCCTTCTATGTCTTTATTCTCTATTTTTTTAACTAATACAGTTAACATATTTAACCTCCCAATATTTATCATAGCAACTACATTACCTCTTTTAATGCTTTAAGTTCTTTTATAAAATCATCAATTTCATTGGCATTTAAAACTAAGTTAGTTGTACCCGTAAGATTTTTTATAGAAAAACTATTCTCTTGAACTCTATATTCCATTACCTTACCTCTTAAAACTAAAGGTTTTAATATCTTATTATTACTTGGAATTTCTTTTTTAGATTCATTTATTTCTTTATTTGTATTATTTTTAGTTGCAGCAGGCTTTGCATTATTTAATTTATCTCTGATACCATACTTTCCTAAATAAGTATCTATAGTTCTTTCTGTTAAACCATATTTTTTACTTATTGCTACTATAGCTTCTCTTCCAGTTCCAAGTATTTTAGCTTCTTCCATAAGTTGTGCCTTAGTTATTTTAGGTTCTTTTATAAACATTTTATTTTCCCCCTCATATTTATTTTTAATGGTATTAGGTATCTTTTTGAGAATTCTACTTATATAACTTTGTTTTAACCCTATTTCTTCCCCTATCTGTTTTTGAGTTTTATTATTAAAATAGAACTCTTTAATAATTTTCTTATCTCTTTCATTTAAATTTTCTATTATTGCAGTTATTTCTTTGTACGTTACATTAAAAATACTTCTATCTTCATAATTTGTTTTATCTGCAACTAAATCTATTAAACTTAAGTTTTCTTTGTCTAGCTTTTGGTTTAATATAGGCTTATCTAAACTATCTACATCTACATGCTTTTCTTCTTTTCTGTTAAACATTTTTAATTCATTATTTACTACAGCTGCCAAGTATGTCATGAATAAAATATTTTTATCAGCATTATAAGCTGTAAATGCTTTAGTCATTCCTAAAAAGGCTACTTGAAATAAATCTTCCTCTTCAAATTTACGTTTCCATGACTGTATCAACTTATATAAGAATCTTTCAAACTTAAAATAAACCTCTTCTAAGCTCATTAATTTCAAGCCTTCATCTTTGGTGAGAATTAACTTTTTCTCAGCCATCATAAAAATATGCTCCTATTTCTCTGGCATCTGAAATATAAAATCTCTTGTTTTTCTTTTTCCGCTTTGAATTTCATCAAATCTAGTACCTTGCATAATCCTATCTTCTATCATGTCTAGCACCTGTATCGCTCTTTGTTCTGTAGCATATTCTCCTAAAAAGTAATTAGCACCATATACACTCATACCATCAACCTCTATATTTTCACAATGTACTAAAACATCTTTTCCTTTACTTCTAATCCACATTTTTTATCCCCCATTCTTAATTTTCTATTTGTTTTTCCTTAACAATTAAAAACTCTATTAATCCTTCTTTTATTTCTTCAGCTGATGTTTGCTGTATTTCTCTTATATTTATTTCTTTATTGCCTTTCAAAGTTTCATATACTCCCCATCTATTCAACCTAATCACCTCTTAAACATCTCTGTTATAAGTTGATATTCTTCTTTATAAATAAATTTCAATGCTCCTGTTTTACCATTTCTTTGCTTTGCTATATTAACTTCTAATATTCCTTTCTCTTCACTTTCCACATCATAATATTCATCTCTATATAAGAACATAACTACATCTGCATCCTGTTCTATAGATCCAGATTCCCTAAGGTCTGAAAGCATTGGTCTTTTATCTGATCTTTGTTCTACTGCTCTTGATAGCTGGCTTAATAATATTACTGTTACATCTAACTCTTTAGCTAAGAATTTTAAATGCATTGTTGTATCTGCTACTTCTAAATCTCTTCTTTCTTTTTTAGCCATTTTCATAAGTGTTAAATGGTCCACTATTATTACATCTAGCCCATATTTTTGTTTTATTTTTTTACTTCTAGCTTTTATATCCTGTATAGAAAGATTAACTGAACAATCAGTAAACATATTATTTCTTCCAGCTATTTCTCCAGTCCTATAACCCAACCTTTTCCATTCATCATCATTTAAGGAGCCTCTATTTAATTTTATTGAATCTATATATGCCTTAGCTGCTAATCTTCTCATTCCTAAAGCTTCTGGTGTCATTTCCATTTCAAATACTGCTACTTTGTATCCCTCTGCTGATAATCCATCTGCTATATTTAATGCAAATACAGTCTTACCCATTGATGGCCTACCAGCTATAATATTTAATTCTCCTCTTTTAAACCCGTTTATTGCATTATCTAATAGTTTTGATCCTGTTCTCATTCCTGGTATTTCTCCACCACTTTTATATCTTTCTTGTATTGCTTGAAGTGTATATGTCATAAGTTCATCATCTGTATAAATTAATTTATCATTGGTATTTGTTGTTTCTAAAAGCTTATCCTGTGTTTTATTTACTATATCCTGTATTTCTACCTTTTCATCATAGGCTTTATTTATAAGATTTTGGGCCGCTTTAATTAATTTTCTCCTATTTGATTTTTCTTTTATTATTTCTGCATAATTTATTATATTTGCACCTGATGTTCCACTATCTATTAACTTGCTTAAATATGTCACTCCACCTATTTTAGTTAATGTTTCTTCTCCTATTTCATTAGAAATTGTTACTATATCTGCTTTTATATCTCTCATGTACAATTTAGTTAGTGCTTTATATATTATTTGATTAGATGAATTGTAGAAATCCTCTATTTCTAATATGTCTATAACTTCATTTATTGCATCTTCATTAACAAGTAAGGTCCCGATTAAATCACATTCTACTTGTAATGAAAATGGCAAGACTTTACTTTCTATCATAGAATATCACCACCAAAATCAAACTCTTTATGAGCACATGAATTTGTTTTAATCTGTCGTTCTTTTTTATCTTCTTTGGGATAGCCTTCTTTCATCCATGTTTGTAATATCCCATTTATATACTGCATACTACATTTATTAAGAGCTATAGCTTTTTCTACAGCTAACTTAGTGTTTTTATATCCATGTTTCATTATTGCAATTTTTACTGCTGCTAAATTTAAGATTCCTGGCATAGAAGTTACCTCTTCAACATATTTACATAATTTCATTGCTTCAAAGTGAGAGTCTCTTTCTCTCTCTTTATTTAGTTTAATATCATTATTTAGTAGTCGGCCATTTCGCCTAATAGGCGTTTCGCCAGATAGGCATTTTGCCGAATAGGCATTTTGTCGTTTCGGTTCTTCTTTTGTACAAGTAGTTTCATCACTTTTTATATTTTGAGGTATTTCATATATTGTATAGTCATACCCTCCAATTAACTTTCCATTGGAATCTCTCTTTAGTAATCTTTCTATATACCCATTAGTTTCAAGTTCTTTTATTGCTGTTCTTATAGCCTTTTCTCCATCTTTGCAATTTTTTTCTATTTCTGAACTATAAAACTCCCAATTATCTGGCCTACTTAAAAAATAACTCATTAAACCTTTAGCTTTTAAACTTAGTCTTCCATCATAAACAAAGTATTTATTTAACATTACATAAGGATTTTCTTTATCCTTAATAACCCTAAAAACCGCCATTATATCAGCTCCTTTTATCTGTAGTACATGAAATAAGACATTGCTACAAAACTCCCAAATATTATTAATACTATTACTGCTAAAACTAAGTTAGCTAAGAATCTATATCTATACTCTTTACTTACTGCCTTCTTTGCTATTTTCAAAGCTTTTATATCTTCTTCCCATATTGAATTGTCATCATCATTTGTTATAAAACTTTTGCTATTATCTATTAAGCTGTCTAATTGCCATAAAACCTCTCTTCTTTTCATTTCCTCCATCCCCCATGTATATTTTTTCTATTCTGTCATATACTAATTGAGAAAATACTATTACTAATGTTATAATGGGGACAAGAGCTTTGCAGAGCTCTTATCCAGTTTTTAAATCAATTATTTTCCAATGGGTGCTTTGCAGAGCACCTATTTGCTTTTATCCTCCATAGTTTCAAATACCACTTCATCACTATCGCTGTCATATTTTACACCACTTATAAAATATTCTGAATTATCAATATCATATATTGAATATCCATTTTCATTTAGTACAGCCAGTTGTGCATTTATACTTTGTATTAAAGTTTTAAAAGAATTATCCACGCTCTCACCTCCTTTCTAAAATGGAACTACTAAATCATAATTCTCTATCTCGTCTAAAAGTTTTTCTGTTTCTTTTTTTATATCATCTAGCCTTCCCTCCTCTGCATATTTACGAATCCAGTTTAATCTATAGATTAAAGCTTCTTTATTCCTCTTATCCATAATTAATTCTCCTGTTCTTGTAGAAAAGGTGCTATATCTTCACTATCTTTATTGACTTTTATTATGTCCTCTTCGGTATCTATGTTATTAACCTCTACTGCATCTACATCAACATAATTGAAATTACTTAACTTTTCTTCCTTAGCCTCTGCTTTGTAATCAAGATCTAATGCTTTAGCCATTTCAACACTCTTAGGTGCATATTTAAGAACATCCAGTAATACAGTTTTCTTAGCCATAGAATCAAAATTTTTAAACCATACTGAACTTTTATTAACATTGCCCTTGTAAGTGTAGTTTTTAGAAAACTCTCTTGCATGATGCTCTACTCTTTCTTTGGACCATACTACAAAATCGAAACCACCATTTTTTAGTTTATATACTGCATAGTAGTGAGTTACTTCATCTGATGGAATATCTGCAGGTTTATGAACTAAAGTCTTGTGTAATCCATATTCATATTCAAATTCATCACCTTTTCTAACTTCATGAGCATATATAGCCTCATATTCTCCTGTGTTAAAAGCCATCTTTAAGATGCCTTTATATCCAACTTGAAAGTTAACCTCTGTTATCCCTTGTTTGTTATTTTTATAAGGTATTACATAAGCTTCTCCTAAAACTGTGTTAGGCTCTAAGCCACATTGTGCACTTTGCATTAATGCACTTAAGAAACTTGTAGTATCTGCTTCCCAAAACTGTGGATTCCCATTAAATAAACTTAATGCTATTCTTGAAAATCTTTCTGGTGTCATTGTTTTACCTACTGCCTTTTTTATTTCAGGCAACATTTTTTCTAATGCACTTTGCATCTTTTTCTGTGGTGTTAATTGAACATTTGGTGTTGTTTGCTTATTTGCAACCAAACCTCCATTTACATTAGCCATTATTATTCCTCCTTATTTGCATTTAGTAATTCTCATATTTACATATTCTGTTTGACCATTTAATACTGCTGCATAAGTAACTGGATACTTTTCTTTAAATGTTTTAGTATCTAAATTATCTCTTTTAACCTCATATCTGCTTACTTTATAAAGTCCATCTGAACCCTTTTTACTATCTCCTAGATCTAAATATATAAGTTGTTTCAATTGTTCCTTTTCTTTTTCTAAGTCTTTAATCTGTGCATCTACTTCTTTGTATTTAGTTAGTTTATTTTCGCTTATGTTAGCCTCTAAATCATTATCTAATGCTTGTTGATATAATATGTCTTTTGTTTCGCATTGAAGGCCTACAGGTATCGGTGATGCTTTTTTAAGAATATTGTTATTCCAAAAGTTCTCTCCTATTTCAAACAAAGCTTTTATATCATCATCACATCTAGGAATCACTTTCCATTTAACCTCTTTCCCTAATAAATAAATTATTAAGAAGTACTTAAGGCCTGTAATCCCCATATACCATTGACATTGGCAATAATATTCGTCTGGAATTTCTTCTCCCTGCCACATCTTTTTTAAGAACTCACTTGCTGTTTTTATTTCAATACCTATCAATTCACCTGCAGGTATTTGTTTAATTTCAGCTGTATCTCTATTTTCCCAATATGTGTAGTCTGCTTCTAATTTAGCTAAACCATCTATATTTGCACTAAAGTATTCATATTCTTTATGGACCATCATGTAAGGATACTCATATGTTTTTAACTTGATTTCAGTTTCTTTTTCAAAATCTTCTTGAACCCATTCTCTTATTAAAGGTTCCATTCTGTTACCAAACTTGGTGTGAATATTACCTTTGAATTTTTCACTTAAACCTAACTTTTCATTAAATACTGTAAGAGCTGAACCGTACTTGCTAAAACCTGCAACCTTTGCTATCTCTGATCCACCTATACTATTACCTCTTTGACTTAACCATTTAGTTCTTTCTTCATTATCTTCCCTAGCATCAAATATAACTTTTACATTAGGAAACAAATTCTTGTCTTCTATAAATTCAACCATCTAAATTCCCTCCTTTATTTTGTACCTCTTCACTTCCTTGTAACTAAATCAACTAACTGTTATCGCAGTGGCCATACATTTTATTTTGGTGTGGCTCTTATCTTCGCCTACTCCCACTCTAATTAGTTCATTTAGTTACAAGGATTTTGGTACTAATTGTAATGTCCTTGCATATACATAGACTAGAGAAGTATATACATTTTTACTGTAGTAAAATTTTTTAGAAAGGCTTTTCAGCCTCACTTATCTATGGTTCTTTTTCTAACACTTCTATAATTTTTTCTATAACCTCTGGAGGATACATCTCGGATAAAATCTTGGCATAAGCAGCACAAGCTTTTTTTTCTACTTCTTCTATTGTTGTATCTTCTGGGATTTTAATAGTTACTTTTTTAATTTCTGCACCTTTTGCCATGAATTTTGTTACCTCTCTTCTAGTTTTTTTATAATTTCTTCTATAACCTCTGGAGGATGTTTTTTAACTAAGGCTCTAGCTAATATTTTCATAGCTTCATCTTGTATTTCTTCCATTACTTTTGGGTCTTCTGGATAGTTCACTATAATTTTTTTAATTTTGGCCATAGTTCTCCTCCTCTCTTTACTTAGTTATTATTCATCTTATGAAAAATCGTACCTATTTGTTAAAGTTATTTTTATTTAGTGCTGTATTAGTAAATGTTCTACATCTTGTGCACTTAATTTCTAGATTTAATTCTCCTTTTAATTTATATTTAAATAACAATTTTTGGCATTTTGAACATCTAAACTCATTCATATTTTCTAACATTTCATTTTCCTCCTATTGGTTTAGTGCCCCTCATTTACCCCTTTATTTATAAATCTAAGTGATGTTTCCATACATCTGTTTTCTAAAGTTCTTACAGTGTCCTCTAACAGCTTTTTAGTAAATACTACTGTAACATCTATACCTTTAAATTCTTTTTCTACAAGATCTAATATCTTATCTATTGTTTCTTCTCTTTTCTCTTGTGTAACAGTTACCTTTATATCTTCCATACTATTACCTCCTATTTAGTACAAGCTATCTCGCTTTTAGTTTGTTTTTCTACAAACTTATTTATAAAATATATCTGGCCTTTCCCAGTAATTTTTGGAGTCTTACTTATACTTATATGCCCATCTGAATGTGTAATAGATGTTTCCTTAACTTCAAATAATCCTAAGTCCATACTATATTGAGTTGGCATATTATAATCTGTTCCTTTTCTTCTAATTAAGTATCCGTTTTCCCTTAACCAAGCAAATAATCTTTTAGCTCCTATATCTATACCATTTTGCTTAATTAATTTTGCTAAATCTCCTACTAGAATTGATGTATGTGCAACTGATACTGCATCTGCAAATAGTACTTTGGGTTTTTGCTTTTTAAGCTGCTGCTTTTGTTCTTCATTTTCTAGTTTTAAATTTTGTACATTTCTATTAGCAATTTCTAGCGCTCTTTTCATTATCATTTCAGGGCTATTCCATGCTTTCTCTACCACTATAAAATACTGTCTTGCTTGCTTTCCTTTTTCATTTCTTTGTATCATTGCAAGCTCTTTTGCCATGTCTAATTTTATGGCATGATCTGTATAAGTCGTTTCATTACCTTGAGCTGTTAGTCTTTTTTGACTAATAGTTGCAAAGTCCTGATTTTCAACAAAACCATATTCTTTCATTCTTTCGAACCACTTTGTATATTGAGTTCCTATTTCTAAAAACTCATGCAATTCTCTACCACTTATTATCACTTCTCCATTTTTATTTTGATTAAGTGCTATAAGTTGTTGATTTTTAAAAATCTGTAAGTTACTCACCCTACATCCTCCCTTTTACTAAAGTAATTTTTTAAGAACTACATAAACTATAGTTAAATAATCTTTTGTTCTTCTTGCATTACACTATCTTCAAAAAAAATTTGTTCTGCTGGTTTTCCAAAAAAATTAGCTATACGTATCATCAACGAACCACTAGGAGTATATATTTCTCTTTCTATATTAGAAATAGTAGGCCTTGCTACTTTGAGTTTTTGTGCTAATTCCCCTTGTGTTAAACCGAATTGAAGTCGTAATTTTTTTAGTTTGTTCTTCAT